TCCGACCCGCCCAGGGCGGAGTGCCAGATTTGCGGGCGGGCAATCGCGCATGATGCCTTCGGAGTGCTGGCCCACCACGGATACCAGAGGCCGAGCAATTGGCACGGGGTCCAGACGGCGAGTTGCCTTGGCGCTCGGGAACTTTCTTACGAACTCAGCAATCGAATTGTTGTCGCCTGGGTGAGCAGGCTCGATCGGCTGATTGTTGACCGGCAGTTGGTCCTGCGCGAAGCACAGGGATGGAACCAATCACTCCGGGTTTGGCATAACAAGACTAAGAAGTTCAATATCATCGAGCGGGGTGAGCCCGGGACCGCACAGCGGGCCATTTGGGAACGGGAGAAACGCTGGGGCATTGCCCAGAATGAGCAGGCTATCGCCGGGATGCAGCAGGAACGGGAACATTTTCAGAAGCGAGCCGATGCTTGGTTCCCCCGACCGCTGGTCACGATGGCGAGCCTCAAGTCCGTAGACGAACTTGGACTTTAATCCAAAAACAGTGGATCGGAGAATACCAATGCTGGTGGTTGAAGTGCGAACTGCACAGGAAGCCTGGAACGAGGCGGTGAAGCTGATGGAGACAGAGGCTCAGAGGTATGTAGCGGAAGCTTCTCGGCTTGGACTTAGACCACGACTGAGGCAAATTGCTTTAGCAAAGCAACAGACCCTAAACGGCCTGATCGCGTTTATGAAACCAGCGAAGGTGGTGGTGGCCCCTTCCAAGGATTCCAGCAAAGGAACAGTCTGATGCCTGAACAACCCAGTTGCGCAAACTGCACAAAACCCATCGAGCGGCCAGTGGCTGCCCCACACAAGCGGTTCTGCTCCGGCACTTGCCGGAATGAATGGCATCTGGCGAGGCGAAAGAAGGCGCTGGCGGCGCTTACCAGCGCCCAGACAATGGAACGTGGAGAGTCGACAGAGCCGAAGACCCCGACAGGGCTGGAGGACTAACCCATGGCCAAGGCAATCACAGCGTTCATGGACGCCAAAGGCGGGCTGCATCAGACCGAAGAAGCTGCGGATGCGGCAGATCGTCAGGCACAGCGGGTGGAAGACTGGAGGAAGTTCCTGCGGGGGCTCTCGGCATATGGACAGATCGAACTAAGTGATCTTCTCACCGAGGAGAATATGGAAAAAGCCAGGGTGATCTTGGCCTCCCGTAGGCGGACAAAGCCTGGAGTAGAACTGCCGGAAGCGACCGAACGACCGAGCATTTTGCACCCCGATATCGACAATCTGGAGTCCGAGGGATGAACGCTCCATTTAAATCATGGGTTCGAGTCCAGGATGTCTCCCCGGAACGCTGCTGGTTGCGGACGGTGGGTTTGACTACATCCAGCCAAATGCTTGTTGCCCTGTGAAGGGCGACCACAGAGGTGATCTGTTCGTGGAGTGTTCCAAGGGCAGGCACTACCTTGACGGGCAACTCGACCGTCAAGACGGCCACGATGTTTTCGTGGGTTTTCAACAGGCTACAACTGGAGTCAAGGCTATGTCGAATATCAAGTCGATCGTCGTCCCGCTGGTCGGGATGCACTTCCGGCCGCCTGCGAAGCAGGTGCTGGAGCATTTGCCAGCCGGAGCGGAATTGGGGCTACGCCCCGAACCGGAGAACCCCTACGACGCGAAGGCGATTTCCGTCTGGGTGGTGCCGGCGACCCAGGTCCCGGTGACCGAGCACGAGATGTTGTCGGCCCGGTTGCAGGGGACGGGGAACGAGCTGGAGGAACTGCTGGAGATGCCGGAGCTCCAGCTGGGTTACATCGCCGACTCGGACGGGAAGGCCCAACGGGCCTCCGGCGGCCCCGGAAACCGAGAGGCGGGGGAACTCGCAGTCGAAGTGCTCGGGGCTGACTGGGTTCGGGCGTTCGGGAAGCTGGAATTCGCCCCCGACGGGAAGCCGCAGGTGCGATTGCAGTCGGATACGATCGAACTGGGATCGGCGGAGCCGTCGGAGTGATTACCCGCTACCACGTGCTGGAGACGGGAGGGGCCAAACGGTCCCTCTTCGTCGACTGGCCGGCGCAGCCCTCACACGAGCAATTTCTGGCTTTGATCGGTCCAATCCTGAACAACGAGCCGATCGAGCGGGTGCGACTGCATCAGTCCGGGCATCCGTTCGACATGTTTGTCTCGAAGATTGGGCATGTCAGGTTGAGGACCCGGCCTCCGCTGGGGCGAAACGAAGAGGCCACGAAGCTGTATCGTGCAGGAGCGCTTGCGCGCAACCCCGGGATGGACCCGGAAATGCTGAGTTGGATCGCCGGACCAGCGGTGGTATTTGACCGGCAGGTTTGGTTCTGATCCAAAGACTACACTCGAAACAACAAAGCAAAGAGAACTCTCCATGACCAAGTTCACCCCGACTGACGAGCAAGTTGCAATCTGGGACGTGATGAAGAGACGAAGTGGAAGTCTGCTCATCAACGCGTATGCCGGAACGGGCAAAACGTCCACACTCGAACTGATCGCCCCCGAGGTTCGGGTGCCGGCCCTCGCCCTGGCTTTCAACAAGAAAATCGCGGATGACATGAAGGGGAAGCTGCCGGGGAACTTCCAGCCGAAGACGTTCAATGGCCTGGGACATGGGGCCTGGATGCGGGCGATCGACGCCAAGACCGTGGCTCTGGACGACCGAAAGCTGGGTAAACTCGTCACCCAGGTCGCGAAGGACCGCAAGGTCGAGATTAACTCGGACCAGTGGGATGCGATGCGCAAGATGGTGAGCCGGGCACAGTTGCTTGGCCTGGTTCCGAAAGGCTCCGGCCCGGACGGCCTGATCCCGGACACGGCGGAGAGTTGGATCGACCTCGCCGACTCGGTTGATGTCTACCGGGATGAGGCGGAGTTCCTCATGGACCTCGCGCGGGAAGTGCTGGAGAAGGATATTACCCTGGCGAAGTCCGGGACCATCAGTTTCGACGATCAGATTTACTGCTCGGTCATGCTGGGCGGGAAGTTTCCGCAGTTCCCAGTGGTCTTCGCCGACGAGGCGCAGGACCTGAACGGGCTAAATCATATCATGTTCCAGCGGTGTGTGCGGAGCGATGGCCGGGTCGCTGTGGTCGGGGACCCCAAACAGTCAATCTACGCCTTTCGTGGGGCGACAAACGACTCGATGGGGAAGATGAAGGGGCTGCGGACGCAGGATGAATGGTTTGATCGGGAACTGGCAACCACGTTCCGGTGCCCGAAGGTGGTGGTCGCCAGACAGCAGGAGCATGTCCCGGGCTACCGAGCCTGGCACACCAATGTCGAGGGGAGGTTTGAACACCTGCCAGCTGCCCTCCATCCGACCGGGGAGGAGGCTAGCTGGACGGTGGAGGACCTGAAGAAGCTGATGCCGAGTCCAACCATGCTGCGGAGCACCGCCATCCTGTGCAGGAACACGGCACCCCTGCTGGGCCTGGCCTTCAAACTCATCCGTAGCGGCATCGGGGTGACGATGCTGGGCCGAGACCTGGGCAAGGGGTTGATCAGCCTTTCGAAGAAAATCGTCGAGGATGATAAGACCCCAGCGGACATTGTCCGGGGGAAGGTGGATGAGTGGGAGCAGAAGGAGACAGCGCTTGCACTGGCCAACAAGAAAGAGGATCAGGTGGACAAGATCACCGATCGGGCGGAGTGCCTCCGAGCCGTGCTGGACTCGGCGCAAGCCCGGGATGCGGGGGCACTGCGAGACGCGATCAAAGCGTTGTTTGCGCAGGACGCTGGGCTGGTGGTCCTCGGGACGATCCATAGGGCGAAGGGGCTGGAATGGGAATGCGTGGTCCACCTGGACCCCTGGCGCCTGCCCAGCCGGCAGGCCAAGGCGGCACTGGCCGCTGGCAACCGCAAGCCGATGGAGCAGGAACTCAACCTTCGCTATGTCTGCGAGACGAGAAGTAAGTTCTTGCTGATCAATGCGAACTCGGAGGAGTTTGTGGCATGACCAAATCGAGGATGGAAGGTAAGATGCTGGAACAAGTGGTCGGAGAGTGGACGCGAAGCTTCAACTGGGTGAAGGGCTACGATCAGAGGGGAAGTGGCCACGGCGTCCACGGAGCGCACTTGGTCTGGCTGGTGCGGAACGTCCAGAACCCTGCTTGTGCAGTCGAGTTCGGGATCGACACCGGCTTCACCCCGACGACGGTGGAACAGAATTGGGGCAAATCCCTGATCGGGGTTTGGGCCGGTGAAGCCCATGGGTGGGATACCTGTGTTCACTCACCCGTTCCTCAGTGGGAAGATCACGAAAGTTATGATGGCTGTTCCATCACTGGTGGGGAGTGCTTCACCAGCACCTCGTCGACCGAAGGCCGGGACTGGTTCATCCGACTGGCGAACGAAGGTCCGGATTGGATTTGGACCGAGCTGGAAAGGAAGGGGAACGAACTGCTGGCTAAGATCAATCAGGAAGAGCAGGACGCGGCCAGGTTTAGCTGACGGAACGGAACTTACCCAACTCAAGGACTCGTGACATGACACTCGAAACTCGTCTCGCACCAGAATACACCATCCCGTCCCAGGACGTGGAGTTTTTTCACAGAGCACTTGTTTACTATCGTGATAATTTGGCGATCCACAAAGAATGGGTGCGTGGTTCTGGCTTGCCGGGAGAAGAAATTGCCTTGGCTGAAATCGAACAACAAATCAAAGCGCTGAATGCAGCTATGACACGTTTGTTCAACGCTTCGTGGTCAAAAGGAGCATTTACGAAGCCGGTCACATATGTCGCTCCGGAGCCTTGGCCGACACAAGACTAAACGGAACAGCTTAACTCAACTCAACTCAAGGAACTTACTCATGACAATACTGTGTTTCTCCAACCCCGGTGAGATCGACCGTCGGCTGATCACGACGATGGGGGTGAATGTCAAGGACGGAGCTTCGCCCATTGGCTTCTTTGGAACGGGGTTGAAATACTCGATTGCCGTTTGGCTGAGGCTGGGCTGCCAGGTGAAAATCCAGAGCGGCCTCACCGAGTTCGAGTTCGCCACGGTTCGCCAGAGCATCCGGGGCAAGGAGTTCGAGTTCATCACAATGCTGGAAATCCCGCCCGGCGAGGCTCTGCCACGAGAGTTCGAACTGGGGTTCACCACCGAACTGGGGAAAGCCTGGGAACCTTGGATGGCCTATCGTGAGCTCTGGTCGAACGCCAAGGACGAGGGAGGGACGGATTTGCTGGTCAATGTGGCACCAGTGGCAAAACCAGGGCATACCCGGATACTGGTTTCCGGCCAACCGGCGGTGGATGAGTTCGGACTGAAGGGGAAGTGGCTCGTCCAGGGCACCCCGGACATTGTGCTGCCTTGCCTCGAAATCCGGCGGAGGCCATCCGAGTATATCTACTACCAGGGCATCCGGGTGACGAAGCTGGGAGCGCCGAGCATGTTCACGTATAACATCGTGAGGCAGTCCCTGACCTTGACCGAAGACCGGACGCTGGATGAAGACCGCGCCAAGTGGTTTGTTTTCCGCCAGATCGCGCAGGACTGCAAAGACCTGGATTTGCTCCGTCAGGTCGTGACGCCGGAACCCAACACGACGGAGGAAAACGTGAACTGGGTTTACACCTGGGCAGCACCGAGCGCTGACCTCGTCGAGGTCTTGCATCGGGTCCGGGATGAGTCCTTGACAACGGTGAACAAGACGGTGTTTCGTGCGTTCCAGACCCAGATGGGGCCGATTGATCCAGAGCCGGTGCAGACTTCGCCAGAGGCCGGGGCCAAACTGATCTCCGCGATGATGTTTCTGGCTCGGCTGGGTTATGCCATCACCCAGGATATTGTGATCGTGAAATCCCTGGGGGAACGTCCGACCAGCGTGGCGTTGGGCGCCGCCTTTCAGGGGAAAATCCTCCTGCCCCTGGCGGTCTTTGACCGTGAGGTGAAGTTTCTCGCCGCAGTTATTCTGGAAGAATACCTGCATCTGGCCCATGGACTGGTGGATGAAACCCGGACGATGCAGACGTTCTTGCTGGAAGAAATCATCCGCAACGGGGAGCGTGCGCTCGGGGTGAAGCTGGACGGGTAGGGGCGGCGGGTAGGGTGGGCTTGTTCAACGGTTAACGTGCGCCCACCCTACCTACGCCCACCGTCACACCTTGCCAACCCACCGCCCCCCGTCCACAATACCACCCACGCCACCCAACAGGACCATTTCCCATGCCTCCCCTAACTCTCTCCATCCGATCTTACCCCTTCCACATCGCCCCACGGTTCGAGGCCGGGACAATCCTGACCCTGGGTGAAGCCCATGCGATGAATCAGTTGCTGTCCGAGACGGTAAGGAACAACGTGGCCCGCTGGGTGATTGAGGCAATCGCCGGGGAACCAGATGGGATTCTTCCAGCGGAGACGATCGCCGCCCTCCAAGATCGTATCGCCAAGTATGCGGGGGATTACCAGTTCCAGATCAAAGGGGCAAAGCCGAGTGTCGGGGCGCTCGAACTCACGATTGATGAAATCGTCGGGGAGCAGATGGGCAAAGCCGGGCTGAGTCCAGAAGCCAGCCCGGGCGAAGCGACGGTCCTCCGGACGAGTCCAACGATCATTCGCTTGGCTCGGGAACGGCTCTTGGAGCGGGAACAGTTCGCATCCAAGACCCTGGAGGAACTTCTCTAATGGGAAAGGCGCCAAGTCCCTGGCTGAGCCTATGGCTCCAGGCGAAGAATGAACCGATCGGAGTGGTGCTTCGGACGAATGATCCGCACCGAGCGAAGCAACAGCTTTATCGAGCCCGCGCCGATGCGGGAATGCCGGAGCTGGTGAATTTGCAACTCCGGACGAGTCCGTTTGATGAGGGGCAACTGGTGATCGTCCGTGGAGCGGGGGGAGGGCCAAAGGCCCTGGAGGCAAAGCTATGAGCAAGAAAGTCTCCCTCCCGCAGTCCCGTCGTCACCTGTTTATTTATGACGAGGACTGGGAGTATTTGTCCAAGCTCTTCGGAGCAAATTCCCCGAACTCAATCGGCGTCTCCGCTGCCGTCCGGGCAATCATCCACGCGAAGGTGAAACAACTCCGGCAGCGGGAAATCGACGAAAGGGAGAACGCAGCATGAGCGATTTGTCAATCGGGACTGGTGGGGTCGAAGCCCTGGCGGAGGCATCCTCGGACTCGTTGTCCGAACTGTTCTCCCGGGACCCGGAGGGGTATAGTCAACAGGACCTGGCCAAGATCGTCTCGGTGCTGCGGGAACAGCGGGTCCGGTGGGCTGCCACCGAGGCGGAGAAACCGGCCAAAGGCACGCGAAGCGCCAAGGCCCCTGCTGGACCGAAGGCCACTTCAACAGTTGTTGCTGCGGAAGACCTGGGGCTATGACATCCGAGCGAAGCGCCATGGTCCGAGCAATCGAGACGGTCGCGGACGAGAACTCGGCTTTCAGCCGCCAGCTCCCAGGTCTCCAAATCGCGATTGACTCGACTTCACTCGGCGAGTTCAAAACCTGCGCCCGCAAATATTACTACTCGATCATTCGGGGGCTGCGGCCGAGGTCCGAGTCTGTGCATTTGACCTTCGGGCTGTTGATGCACGGAGCGATCGAGCAATATGCCCATGCACGCACCCAGGGGGTCGAACACCAAACCGCGGTGGAGAACACCGTCCACTGGTGCCTTCGGCAGACCTGGAACTCGGCGCTTCGCCGGCCTTGGATTTCCGACCACCCGGCCAAGAACCGACTATCACTCGTCCGTTCCGTCGTCTGGTATTTGGAGCAGTTCGGCTGGAACGATCCGCTCGAGACCCTGGTGCTCGAAAATGGCAAGCCCGCAGTTGAACTGACCTTCGCCTATGACTCAGGCATCACCGCCGAAGCGACGGGGGAACAGTTTGTTTTCTCGGGCCACCTGGATCGGATTGCCAAACTGAACGATGTCCCCTACGTAGTGGATATCAAAACCACTGTGGGGGCACTCGGCCCGAGGTTCTTCTCGGGGTTCACTCCGGGGAACCAATTCAGCATGTATGCCCTCGCCAGCAAAGTCGCGTTCGCCACACCAGTCGATGGGCTGATCGTGGATGGAGTGCAGGTCGGGGCGACCTTTGCCCGGTTTGAACGGGCACTCGTCCCCCGGAGTGACAGTTTCCTCGCCGAGTGGTTGGAAGACACCCGGAGTTGGCTGGGCCAACTCGAGCGGGCGGCGCTTGCCCAGCACTGGCCAATGAACGACAAGAGTTGTTCGATGTATGGCGGGTGTGTGTTCCAGCAAATCTGCGGACGGGCGCCTGGGGCACGGGAACAGTGGCTGCAAAGCGAATACGTGAAGAGGGTCTGGAATCCGCTGGATAAGCGTGGGGACATCTAGGCGAAGCCTCTCCAAAGACAGACTCCGTCATTCAAAGCTGAAACCACTTCAAACAACAGGACAAACTCGGTGGCCAAACTCACTTCTCACCAATCCGCCCAGACGACCAAGATGCTCCTAGTCGGAGACTCCGGCTCCGGAAAATCCGGGGCACTGGCGAGCCTGGCCAACGCCGGGTATAATGTTCGGGTCCTCGACCTGGACAATGGCCTGGACGTGCTGAAGAACGTCCTGATGGCGCCGGGATCGAAATACAAACCAGACGCGATTGATCGAGTCTCGTTCGAGACCATCACCGATCCGATGAGGAACGTGAACGGGAGGCTGATCCCGAGCAAGGCCAGTGTCTGGCAACGGACGGTCGGGATGCTTTCCAGCTGGAAGTCTGGGGACGAGGATTTGGGGCCGGTGGCCAGTTGGGGACCCAACGACGTTCTGGTGCTGGACTCCCTCACCATGCTCTCGACCGGGGCACTCAATTTCGTCTTGTCCGTGAACGCCCGCCTGGGCCAGCAGCCCCATCAGTCCGATTGGTATACCGGCCAGCAGATGATTGAGTCCCTGCTTCAGATGCTCTACGACGACGGGATTAAGTGTAATGTCATCGTGAACTGTCATATCACCTACATCGGGGAGGAGAACGCCCCCCAGCGGGGGTATCCGAACACCCTAGGGAAGGCCCTTCCTCCCAAAGTCGGCCGGTATTTCAACACCGTGCTGATGGCCGCGACGGTCGGGAGTGGGACCAACGCCAAGCGCAAAATCCTCACCCAAACCTCGAACGTAATCGAGCTCAAAAACACCAATCCCCTGGCGGTCAAACCGTCCTATGATATCGAGACTGGCCTTGCCGAGTATTTCGCCGCCGTCCGTATGGGTGGGGCGGACGCCCCAACTCCAGGCTAGTCTCCACCAGTTCGGCCAAGTGGCCGATATCTCGGGCATCCTGCCCACTTGCAACTCAAGGATCAATCGAAATGGTTGACTTCTCTTCTCTGCTCAAGAAACCTGCTGGCGAAGCCAAGCGTCCCCCGGCGCTCCCGGCCGATAACTATCACGGGGTCATCAAGAGCTATGAGCTCGGCGACCAGAACAAGAACAAGACGCCCTACGTCCGGTTCCATCTGGGCCTGCTGGGCTGGGGGCCGAATGTCCAGGAGGAAGACAAGGCCGACATTGACTTGCCGAAGCGGCAGCTGCGCCGGGACTTCTTCATCACGGACGACGCGCTCTGGCGCTTGGACAAGCTGATTTCGGACTGCGGCGTGGATATGTCCGGGAAGACCTACGAGGAGGTCCTCCCGAACATGATCGGAGCCCAGGTCACGATCGAGGTTCAGCAGTATCTGAACCAGCAGAACAACGAGATCGGCAATCAGGTCGGGGCCATCGGCGCCGCAGGCTGAGGCCGGCTCAAAGACTAAGCTGGGAGGGAACCCAACCCCCTCCCAGCAGACTTGTCCTCGCAACCACTCGCTCCGGAAACGTCCCATGCCAATAACAGACGAGTTTGCTCGCCTTCCACTTGACCAGATTTTTGTTGAGCGGGATGAGAGACAACGTCGAGTGATTTCGACCAAAGGACTGATCGAGTCCATCGCCGCAAGGGGTGTTCTCCAGCCGATTATCGTGGAACGAGACCTGGCATCCCCACCCTACCGGCTCCGGGCCGGGGAACGCAGGTGGACGGCATGTAAAGAGCTGGGCCTGCCCGACATCCCGGTGCGGTTCATCGAGTCTCTCACCCCGATCGAACTTCAGCTAATCGAACTCGAAGAGAACATCAAGCGGAGCGATCTCGAGTGGCAGGATATTACCCGGAGTGTGGGGAAGATTCATGCCCTGTATTTGGTCCAAGACTCGGAATGGACCATGGAAGAAACTGGTGATGCCATCGGGCTTACGCGGAGTTCAATATCCATGCACTTGAAGGTCAACAGTGCAATGGGGGAAGAGCGCATCGCGAAGGCCGATACTTTCAAGGAAGCCTACAACACCCTGGTTCGCCGGGACCAGCGGTCGCAGGGCGACGCCCTGAATGCCCTACTCGGCCTGGAGGGTGAAGCCGAAGAAGAGCCGACGGCCGAGGTCGGGGAGGAAGAAGGGACCTCGGCTGAAGTGTCGGACCTCTTGGATGGGGAAACCCCCGAGGGCGAAGCGGGTGAAATCGCTGAAACCCCTCCGTCCAATCGAGTCCCGATCGGAGCGGGCAACGTCCCCTCTCGACCCCCAATCATCCCCAACTCCGCCAACTCCATCCTCCACGAGTCCTTCCTCCAATGGGCGCCGAGATACACCGGACTGAAGTTCAATCTGGTCCATTGTGATTTCCCCTACGGAGTAAATCTATTCGACGGCTCGCAGGGGAATGCCTCTGGCGTGCAGACGGAGTATGCGGACTCCAAGGACGTTTACGTCCGATTGCTGGAGTGCTTCTGCACCCACCTCGATCGCTTCATGTCTATCAGTGGGCATCTGGTCTTCTGGTATTCGGACCGGAACCGGGAGATCACAATGGACCTGTTCAAGAGGCTGGCCCCGAGCCTGGTCTTCTACCCGTTCCCGCTGGTCTGGCTCAAGTCCGACAATGCCGGGATCGTCTCGGATGCAAGGCGTCATCCCCGGCATATCTACGAGACCGCACTGTTCGCGACTCGCGGGAGCAGGAACATCGTCAAGGTCGTGGCGGATGCCTACGCAGCCCCGACGGATAAACGCTTCCATCCAAGTGCGAAACCTGAACCAGTGCTGAAGCACTTCCTCTCCATGCTCATCGACGAAAACACCAGGCTGCTCGACCCGACCTGCGGAGCGGGCTCGGCCCTGCGCGCGGCGGAGGAACTCGGATGCAAGTCCATCCTCGGCATGGATGTGGACGAAACCACTGTTGGGACGGCACGTCAGTTGTTGCGAAGCGCCCGTGCCCTGCGGGCAGGTTCCAAAGCGCTGGCCCGGAACCCTTCCTGATGCACCAGGCATTGCCAGCATTCGCGGCCTATGCCGGGCCGGAGTCACCGAAGATTCTCCTGGTCGGGGAAGCCTGGGGCGAGAGCGAAGCCCAGGCCCGACAGCCTTTCGTCGGGTATTCCGGGAGGGAACTGTGGCTTATGCTGGGAGAGGCTATGAGTGGGATCGCCCCGGAGCTTCATGGCGAAGCCGTCTCGATGTTCAAATACGACAACGCCTGGATTCGACATCGCTCCGAGTGGCTTGCTGCCGCAGGGATTGGAATGACCAACGTCCTGGCATTTCGCCCGCCCAGCAATAATATCGAACACATCAGTTCAAAGCGCACCGAAGTCGGGAGCGCCGCAGGCGCCCTGCCAGCGATCCAACGGGGACGCTATCTCCGGGACGAGTTTCTGCCAGAACTAACCCGATTGGAGGAAGAAATCCTGCAACTGTCGCCGAACCTAATCGTCGCGATGGGGAACACGGCCTGCTGGGCACTTCTCCACGCGACGAATATCGGGTCGATCAGGGGGGCGGTGGCGGAGTCCAGGCCCTTCGGACCTTCCGGCCGGAAGTTCAAAGTCCTGCCGACATACCATCCCGCCGGGGTGATGCGCCAGTGGTCCTGGCGTCCGATCGTCGTGGCGGATTTGATCAAGGCGAGCCGGGAGGCAGAATATCCGGAGATTCGTAGACCCGCCCGGCGAGTGCTGGTCAACCCGACTCTGGATGAGGTGCTCGAATGGGAGGAACGGTGGCTTCGTCGGCCACCTGCACTTCTGGCTGCGGACATTGAGACTGGGCAAGGGATGATTAAGTGTATTAGTTTTGCCGCCTCGGTTGCCGAAGCCATTGTTATTCCGTTTGTGGACCTGGACAATCCGACCGGGTCCTACTGGCCGACGGACGAAATCGAGCTGCGGGCTTGGTCAGCAGTCAAGACCATGTTAACCCTGGATTGTCCGAAGGTCGGGCAGAATTTCATCTACGATCTTCAGTATCTCACCTCGATGGGGATTTTCCCAACCCGCTGTGTCGAGGACACCATGCTGCTGCATCACTCGTTTTTTCCGGAAATGCAGAAGGGGCTGGGGTTCCTCGGTTCCATCTATACGAACGAAGCCAGTTGGAAACTAATGCGTCGGCCGAAGGCTGACACAGTAAAGAAGGATGAGTGACCATGGCGCTGCTGAAACGGGAGGATAAATACTCGGTCTACGGGGCGAGTAAGATCGCCCATGCTGATCTCTGGAAGAGGCTTCGTCTCGAGTGGCCGGAAATCCACTTCACGGCTCGGTGGCCGACTCTCCATGTCGGGACCGTCCCGGATGAGCCGGCTTTCGCCAGTGTGTTCTGGGAACACGACCTGGCGGACATCCGATCGGCAGATGCCGTGCTGGTTTATGCGGAGCCCGAGGACAAGCTCCGTGGCGCCCTGGTCGAGGCGGGGATGGCCTTGGCCCTGCGGCAGCGAGTGGTCGTAGTCGGGGAACACCCGGACTTCGGGACCTGGCAATACCACCCGCTGGTCTCCCGAGTCCCAGACTTGGACTCCGCCAGGATACTCTTCAAAGCCTTGATGATGAAACTCTGAGTCAACGACAACAGGAAAGAGACTGAAGATGGCAAAGCAAACGAACCGCCAGCGCACGACGGAACTTCCCGAAGAGTCCGGGCCGGAATACTGTCTTTCCAGGGCGAAGCTGGCAATGAGTCCGGACTTCGAGTCCCAGTATATCCGGATTTCCCAACTCTGGGAAGCCTACCTCTCCGCCCATACGGGCCACGAGATTGGACTGTCCTCCAGCGATGTGGCCAAGATGTTCCTGCTGGTGCAGCTGGCCGAGCGGGAGTCACGGCTGGAACTGGTAGTCGAAGCCGTGAAAGCACTTGAACTTCAGCAGAAGGAAGTCTGACCATGGAGCAGCAGCCCACAACCACCCACTACGACCCAGCCTCTATCGAGGGCTTCATACGTGTGCTGACCAATGTCTGTCACCAGGCGAATATGAAGTGGTGGCAGGATATTCACACGGGCGCACCGATCCATCGGAACGTCGGGGAACTTCTGATGCTTTCGGTGAGCGAGCTGGCCGAAGCCATGGAAGCCCATCGGAAGGGGAAGATGGACGATCATCTGCCGCATCGTCCCGGAGTCGAGGTCGAAATCGCGGACTGTTTGATCCGCCTGTTCGACTTTGCAGGTGGCCTGGGTCTGGACCTCGCCGGGGCGTTTCGAGAGAAGATGGAGTATAATGCCCGCCGGGCCGATCACACCCATGCAGTCCGGGCTGCGCTCGGCGGGAAGAAATACTGATGGACCCGCTTCGTCCGTTCCGGCCAATGCTGGCAGCCCAGATGGGACCAGTGGCGGAGCTTCGCTTCCCGGTTTGGGCTTCGCCGAAGATCGACGGGCTTCGCTGCTTGGCAATGAACGGCCGGGCGCGAAGCCGAACGATGAAACTGATTCCAAATCGCTCCGTGCAGAGGTTCTTCGAACAGCATGCGAAAGTCCTGAATGGTCTGGACGGGGAACTGGTCATCGGGGAACCCACGGCGGGGGACTGTTATACTCGGTCGGTAAGTGGCCTGATGTCCCATGACGGAGAACCGGACTTTACTTATCTGGTTTTTGACCGCTGGGACCAGGGCGGAGCCCAGTTCGAGGTCCGGAACCTAAGTTTGTTTGGCATGGACTTTGGCGCAGCGGGGATTCGAGTCCGGGTGCTGCCGCAATCCAAGATTATTAATCCAATCCAGCTGGAAGCCGAGGAAGAGGCCAAGATTGGCTTTGGTTATGAAGGACTGATTCTCCGTTCCCCATCCGGGGGGTATAAGCAAAATCGCTCGACGTGGCGGGAGCAGGGGATGGTCAAGGTCAAGAGGTTCGCGGATTTCGAGGCCAAGATCGTTGGGATGATCGAGCTGATGCACAACGACAACGAGAAGACGGTGTCGGAACTAGGGCTGACAACCCGCTCAAGCCACCAGGCCAACCAGACCCCATCCGGGGTGATGGGGGCCCTGACAGTCATTGGCCTGGACAACAGTCCGTTCCCAGGGGAGCGCTTCCAGATTGGAACCGGATTTACCTCGGCCCAACGGGCCGAATTCTGGGCTTCCCGAGCCAAACTCGTTGGCCGAACCGTGGTAGTGAAGTATCTCCCCGCTGGGGTGAAGGACCTGCCCAGGCATCCGGTGTTCAAGGGCTTTAGGGGGGAAGCGGACCTGTGAGAAAATTTCCAATCCTGACGAACATTCTATTCTTTGTCTGGGGAACTTTCGTCGGCTGGTTTGGGCTCGAAATTCTCAAATGGTGGGTCTCCCTGGTGTTGACTTTGTCCAACTGGATGGGAGGACCGCCAAGTTGATCTTTGAACTCGTCCTCGGGGTGTGCCTAGGCTCCGAGCCCATGATCGCCTACGAACGGGCATGCTTCGCATGGGAGGAGCAGGGACGTTTCACGTCCCTGGATGCCTGTGTCACTGCCCGGATGAAAATTCAATCCAGCATTCCAGGCCGTTCTCGCGGCCCGGTGCTTTGCAGGGAAATCAAACAATGAACAAGCCGATTCTATGCCTGGACTTCGACGGGGTCATCCATCGTTACTCGAAAGGTTGGCAGGACGGAGTGATCTATGACGATGTCACACCAGGATTTTTCGAATGGGCGTTTGAGGCGGAAGCCCAGTTCCGCCTGGTCATCTACTCAAGCCGGTCCAAGACCCCGGAAGGGATTGCTGCCATGGCTCGCTGGCTTGCCGAGCAAGAAACCAAGTGGGCATCACCAGTCCGACTTGCCCACGGCACGACTTTCAAGTGGGAGTTCGCGAACGAGAAGCCTCCGGCCTTCCTGACCATCGACGACCGGGCGATTTGCTTCGGAGGAAACTGGGAACGGCTTCGCCCGAGTGCGCTCCGCGCGTTCAAACCATGGAACCAAGACTGAACTTCTAGCCGAAGGCCCCTCGAATGCCCTACGTCCAAACTGACCAGATCACCCAAGACTCAGTCTTCTCCTCCAACATCGGGTTGCAGGTCTACTGCGGTCTGGACTCCATGGTTACGCTGGAGGTCAGAGACGAACTGGGCAAGATCGGTAACCAGCTGCCGAGTATCTACTCCTTCGAGCGGGCACTGCAAGGTCCGTATCTGGAGATTATGCAGCGGGGGTTTCTGGTGAATAGGGGGGCGAGAGCCCATGCTGCAGCGGGGCTGCACACCCGGATGGGGAAGCTCCAACGTGGCCTGGATCAGATGGCCATTGCGGTTTGGGGGCGGGGGCTGAATCCGAGGTCCCCTGCACAGTTGAAAGATTTTTTCTACTCAGCGATGCGACTCCCGGAAGTCACGGTCTCCCAGAAAGGTGTCCGCCGAGTCTCGACCAATCGAGAGGCCCTGGAGAAACTCGAGCAATACATGCTCGCCCGACCGTTCACGTCGAGTATCCTCACCCTTCGGGATATTGGGAAGCAACTCGACGTGATGGAGACGGAGATTGACTCCGATGGCCGATTCCGAACGAGTTACAACATCGCCGGGACCGAGACGGGAAGGCCGTCGTCGAGTCAGAATGCCTTCGGCACCGGGGGGAACGCCCAGAACATCGCCCCGGCGCTTCGCTATATATTTGAGGCTGACCCCGGCTGGAAACTCTGCGTCATCGACCTGGAACAGGTCGAGGCCCGGGACGTTGGGTTCTTCTGTGGGATGCTCTTCGATGACTGGTCCTACCTCGATTCTTGCGAGTCCGGCGACCTCCACACCAACAACGCGGTGCTGATTTGGAAGGAACTCGGTTGGCCGGAGGATCCCCGGGCTCGACGTGCCATGGCGGACCAGTTGTTCTACCGGGACTTTAGCTATCGGGACATGGCAAAGCGGGGGAGCCACCTCAGCAATTACTACGGCCAACACTGGACGATGGCCCGTTCTCTCAAAATTCCACCCAAGCTGGCCGAGGATTTCCAATACCGATACTGTAAAGGCCCCGAGGCCGCGTTTCCGTGCATCCCTCGCTGGTGGCAATGGGTCGCAACGCAGTTGCAGACAACTCACCAGCTGGTGACACCCTTCGGGCGTCGGCGACATTTCTTCGGCAGACCTGGGGACGATACCACACTCCGAGAGGCAATTGCCTTTCTCCCTCAGTCCACGACCGGCGACCGGATGAACCTGGGACTGTGGCGAGTCTGGCACAAGATGCCCCAGGTCCAGCTGCTTGCTCAAACTTTCGACTCAATCACCTTCCAATACCGTGAGTCCGACGACGAAAACACCATTATTCAACAAGCACTTGAGCTTCTCAAGATCGAACTCCGCCACGGCAATCGCCGGTATGTCGTCCCTGGTGAGGCCAAGATCGGTTGGAACTGGGGCTACGTCGGCAAAGACAAGTTCGGTGCAGTCACGAACCCAGAAGGGCTTCGGAAATGGAACCTTCGAGTCCCCGACACGCGAGTCCGGAAAACCGGCTTGCAGAGAATAGGATTTAGTCAGTAGATGGTAGCGCACGTTTCGTGTCCGAGGATTTCATCCAGGATTACATGGCATTCACCGAGGGGGCGCTTTCGCCAGAACTCTTTCGGCTCTGGACGGGAATTGCTCTGGTCGCCGGGGCGTGCGAGCGAAGGGTCTGGCTGCGGAGTGGGCGGAATGTCACATTTCCGAACCTCTACACTTTGCTGGTCGCCCCACCTGGAGTGGGCAAACAAGTGATTGAGGATGCTCGCGAGCTCTGGAACGAGGCCCAAAGTCCGAGCACACGTTCCCAGGCCTTCAAAGTCGCACCCGACTCGATGACCAAGGCATCACTGGTCGACAACCTCGCCCGAGCGAAGACGAACAAACTGCTGAAAGGTCTCACCGGCCCGCTGGTTTACCATTCCCTCCTGATCGCGGCGGAGGAGTTCAGTGTTATGCTCCCCGCCTACGATCTGGAGTATATCGGGGTGCTGAATAAAATCTACAACAACCCGAATACGCCTTATGCTGAGAGCAGGCGAACCGGGAGTGTCCGGGAGGTCGAAATCGAGTATGCTCAACTCAACATCCTGGGTGGGGCCCAACCTGGCTGGCTCAAGTCCGTCTTTCCGGAGGAAGCCTGGAGCACGGGGCTTACCAGCCGGATGTTGATGGTCTACTGTTCGGATGCGCCCCTGCTAGATATTTTCGCCGACAACGCTGCAACGGACCAGGCACGAAGTGCCATCGTGAAACGATTGGGGGAAATCTCCGAGGTCTACGGGGAACTTGCCTGGACGGAGCCCGCCCGGGAGAGGCTACGCCAGTGGCACCTCGCTGGGGGTCCACCAACTCCGACACATTCTCGCCTTGTTCACTACGTCCGTCGCCGGACGCTGCACGCGCTCAAACTCACAATCGTCTCCGCAATCTCTCGTCGATCGTTCGAGCAGGTGGAACTCATCGACGTGGAGAGGGCGATCACCTGGTTGATCCAGATTGAGCAACTGATGCCGGATATTTTCCGAGCCATGATCGGGAAATCCGACGCGGCGATCCTCGAAGAACTTCATCATTATCTGGTTGCACACTGGCAAATGCGGAAGCAAATGCCGATCCGCGAGCAGGAGATTGTCAGTTGGCTGGCTGCACGAATACCCTCCGATCGGATCATCAAGATGATCGAGATTGCGGAACGGGCCGGGCTGATGGAACGCTTCGCCGGGACGACGACCTACAAACCACTGCCAAGACAGGAAGGAATGCTGGAATGACCCCCGCCGAACGCCGCAAAGCTGTGGAGGTGATGGAGAAGGCGCTGCGCCACAGACACGGTTTAGGCTTTCGTTTGCAGTCCGATTTGTGCCTAGATGCACAAGCCGCCCTCACCGCCCTGCTGAAAGTTGCGGACGTGAAGATGAAGGAGAACCCAGATGCCTGAAGAAATCCCGCCCGGCTGGAGGGCGACGGTTGGACTACGTATCCGTGACATCCTGAAGGATGAACACGACATCCACATTGATTGGCGGCATGGCCCGCATTTCAAGGCTGGCGACTTCTGGGAACGTCTGGGCGCCGCCGCCATCGCCGCGCTGGAGAAGGAAGAGAAGTTATGAAATGGAAATACATACAGGCTTATTTGAGCTCAGTTAACGCAGGGCTGGCCGTTTTTCATTATTCAACACTGCCGATTATGTCCAGTCTTAATGTTTTCGGCGCTGTTCTCTGCGGTTTTGCGGCGGTGTTTGCCGCGCTGGAAAAGGAAGAAGGGAATGGATGACCTGGTAAAGCAATTGAAACAGATTGCATGGAGTTACAAAGCAACCGGCAACAAGGAGTGCAACGAATATTCCGCCTGCACCGAAGCCGCCGCCACCCTCGAAGCGCAGAACACGCTGATCCGGGAACTGGTGGGGGCGCTGAAGAATGTCAGCAAATGGTGGCTGGTAATCACAAACCACGCAGATCGAATTGATGGCGATGCCGCGCGTCCAATCGCAGATGTTATCGACGGCGCCCGCACCGCCCTCACCCACGCCAAGGAGCAAGGCTATGAATGAGTTGTGGAAGGAACTGCGTAGGGCCGCGATGTTGGCGCCGGGATCGCTTGACGCTCAATCTGTGTGGATAGCCGTCGCTGACCGCGCCCGCGCCCTACTCTGCGGCCCGGAGCCGACGCGGGAGGAGATTCTCGCGTGGTATAACACCAACCCGAACACCGTTCAGTTGTTATCGACGATGGATATAATCCTCGCCGCCCTCCGCCACTTCCGCCGCGCGCCGGCAGAGGTGGAGTTGCCGCAGTGCTACGGGTGGACGGAGGAACAGTGGCGTAAGGCATTTGGGAACACGGAGCTTATCCGGCGAAATGATGCCGCCCGCGTAGCCCACCGCCTTGCCCAGCCGCTGCCGAAGGTAGACCCGGATGCGGAAGCGAAGCGGGTGGCGTGGGAGTTTTATTCAATAATGACACCGGGTAAATTCTCCTCAAAAGAGGAGATGTGGTGCGATCTAGGGCCGGAATTGTGGAACGGCTGGCGCGCCGTCGCCAAGGAGGTGGACAATGGAATCGACTGACGATATGGTGGAGGCTTATTGCGCGTCACGATATCTGCAATGGACGGCTCCTGAGCCTGGGCGGGAGATTAAATGGACAGTCTTTCCTGAAGAGCAAAGAAGTGTGTTTCGCAAATGGGCCAGACGTGACCTCTCTGCCGCCCTCGCCGTGATGCCGAGCGAGTGAGATATTGCAGCCATCCGCAACCTACGGAGACAGCCATGAACACGGATGAGAGGCGGGCGCGGGCAATGACTCGCGCACACGGCATCAGATCGTTTGGGGACACCATCACCCCGCAGCAACACCAATCTCTGGAAGACAGAGATTGGCCCCTGTGGGTTGAGGATGTCCGCGCCATGCGCGCCTCAGATGAGGCTGCCGGCATGGTGCTGGAGACGTGGCAGCCGATTGAGACGGCGCCCGTCGGGAAACTGATCATCGCCGGATGGACGGATGAGGGGCAGCTTTACGATGTGGCCCTGGTCCGCCTGCTGGTCAGCCGCGCCGACTGGACACCCACCACCCGCCATGCGTGGCAGAACTCAGGCACGGCCAACTACGGCGCGCCGACCCAGCCGCATCAGTGGCCAGATGTTTGGATGGAACCACCGGAGGTAAGGGCATGAGCGAGCGGGACATGATCGGCGCGTTTGAAATCGTCAAGAGGCTAGAGGTCGCGGCGAAATACGACACCAACGGCATCTACCGTGCAGCTTTGTCCGAAATCCGCCGCCTCGCCTCCGCGCTGGAGGCGATGGAACTGCCGGAGGGGTGGCGGTGGACGGAGGCGCGCAAAGGCGACCACCCGGTTTTGCGCGACCCAACCGTGTATGAACTAGACGGGAAGTGGTGCGCCGATTTTCGTGGGGAGAATTACGGCCAGCACTTCACCACCCGCGAAGCCATGGCCGCGCTGGACGCACAAAAAGCCTCGCCGGAGAGCACGCCGTGAAACAACACCGCTACTGGTTCGCCGAAGGCCTGCTGACAGCACACGCTATTACCAGCATGTCCAGGCGCAAGGCAAAGAAAGCCCTCGTCCATGCGCGCCGTTCCGGCTGGATCCTAGACGTCGCCAGAGACGCGATGGTGCCTGTGAAACCCGGCACCATTCAGTGGTCCATCGGCCCTGGCTACCGGACCTTCCACGCCGTTGAAAGGGTCAATATGCCCGACGACAATCTGGACGGATCATGACTGTGATGGATAGAATCAGTGGGAAGATGGGTTGTTCAATGGTTGACTGGTGGGCAAGGGGTGTAACGGGTGTTATAAGGGCCGGTCCGTCCATCCGGGGCAATCTGAAACGGCCATTACACGCCCATTACATGCCCATTACACGTCCAATTTTCCCTTCCAATCAACCCCTTGCCGCTTCGCCCCAATCCTCCCGGAGTAACCCAGCATGATCACCCTAATACTCTGTGTTTTCGCAATCGGCGGCCTTTGGCTCGCCATCACCCTCTGGGTGGAGTTGATCGCAGCGATAGTCGGGCCACTCCACCCTCCCGGGCGAACGTCCTATCGACCCTGGTGGCTCACGGCGCAGGGGCCAACTCATTCCGCCTCGCAATGTTCGCGGCATTCCCAGCGGCAACCGGGGGAATGAGCATGAGGGGGTTCTTCACCACAGCCTTGGCCCCATAGTATGCCGGGACGGCAGCTGCCCCTAGAATCGCCCCGGTCATTTGAGCCCGATTCGGCAACGCCCCGGCGAGTAACTGCGGATAGAGCATATCGACTAGGCCGGGTCCGGCAAGCCCACCTGCGGTGCCCATTCCCAGCATTGCTTTCCAATTCGTCGGGTGGCCTGCGGCCGCAGCCGCTGCGGCATTCGCAGCAAGGTCGGCTTCGCCCGATGCTTGGCGGAGACGCACCAGACTAGTCCGTTCTGCAACAGACTCCCGGGCATTTGCCCGAGACGCCGCTCGGATTTCCGCATCCCGAGTCGCTCGGACCGTTGCCACAGCCGCTGCACGAGCTTCCCGGAGTTGATCAATGACCGTCTTTGCGGTGTTGCCTGCAACATCCTCGGCGTCAAGCGCCGAGGTGATAACCCTCCGATGACTCGGGTCCGAGACCAGCGCAGCTTTTGCCTGCTCTGTGAGCTTGGACCATCCAGTCGGGTCGGTGCGGAGTTGCAGTCCGGCAAGGCGATCCACCGCCCCGGGGATTTCACCCCGGAGGGCTGCGAGGTCCGACCCATCGACTTTGGCATCAGTCAACAGCCTGTTGACCACCTTCCCAGGGGTCATGTCATCAGCCGTCCGGGTGGCGGACGCCACCAACCTCGCGAATGGGCCTTCGGCAAGCTGGTAGAGCCGAACCGACTCGGTGTTTGCAGAGTCAAACAGCGCAGCCGTCCCATTCTTCACATGCGGAGCGCGCATATCAGCGGTCAAGGATGCATAAAGGCGGGAGAGGTTTTGTGCACTGATGTCCCGCAGCACCGTCGGGTCCGCCATCGCATCACCGATCGCAGTCCGGAGCGCCTGGGCATCCGCCATGGTGATGGGCTTCGCCGGAACGGCGGGAGCAGTCTCTTTCAACACCGGCAGGCCGATGTCATCCAGCAGCCCGGATGCCTCCCGCTTGGCTGGGGTTCCCGCGACCATTCCGGGGGATTCCAGCATATCGTCCAGGGTCTTCCCCATCTGGGCCGGGAGTCTGGACTTGAGCATCTTAGCCAGGGGGGCCAAGACCCCTGCCTGGTTGTTGATCCCGCCCAGGGCTCCGATCAGCCCTGACAGCTGGACAGGTGTATCCGGAGGCAGGGCGGCATCCACTGGTTGCCAAACGGCCGAGACCTTGCTGGGCAGGACTTTCCCCAGCCAATTCCGCGCAGCCTCCTGGAGTTCCACTCCGGTTGCCTCTGGCAACTGTCGGGTGATGCCTGCTGGCAGCGGAGCGATCACGTCTGCGGTCCCGGTGATCTGAGACCTTGCCAGTGTCTGCGCCTCATCCCGGATGCGGGCGATCGCAGCGGAGTTCGTGTTGAACTGTGCGTCTGCTGCTGCAATGGCCTTCGCGGCCAGGGCTTTCTGCGAGTCTTGGACAGCTTCCAGCGCGATCTTGCGGGCGTCTGCGGTGGCGGGATTTTCCAGCTGCGCTGTGAGCAAATTCGCCTTGGCGGCTCGCGCCGCTTCCTCCGCAGCGGTGAGTTCTTTCCCCAGGCGTTCACCGTGGAGCCAGTTCTTGGCCATGGCAATTCCGCCTTGGCCGGTGAGTGCACCGGCAATTCCCCCTGCAACGGCGAGCCATTCCGGCGCCCCAGCCTCGCGAAGCGCCGTCGTCGCGGCGGAGCCGATGACCGTGGCCGCTGGAGCCATAGCGGCGAACCAGGGGGCTTCGGTGATGGCCTCCGCTGCATTGCCGGCATACATCGCCAGTCGGTTCGGCGGAGCCTCGCCAGGGGTTCCACCGAGGCCAGACACGATCTGGTCATTTGACGGGACAGGAAACTTATCCGGTGCTAACGGATTGCTGTCCCCAAGTATTCTGTTTATGAGTGCCATCGGAGGCAAATACCGGCGGAGTTGATCCGCTGCATGGACAGCGCCGACAGCGGCCCGTCGGCCGACGTAGCCAGCGGTGGAGGCTCCACCAGCTGGAGTGGGGGCTATTGCTGGCCCGGGAGTCCCGGCCGGCAGCCCCTCGTCCAGAAACTTCCGAACGTCCTGGGGTGCAGACGGCACCCCAGTTCCCTGATCCTCCGCCAGCCCTTCGTTCAGAAAATCTCGAATTGATCCTGACATTACCGGCGACCCCTATTCGGAAACTGCTCTTGGATCACTTTCTCCGCCTGGCCCTGCGTCAACAGCCCCCGGTGATACGCACTGCGCACCGCCTCCGGCGAGGAGAAGTGACCGTGCTCGTTCAGACCGAACTCTTTCAGCACTTTCTCCATATAACTCGTGGCCGGGAACGCCTTGTTGAAGGCGGTGTCAGCGCCCTGGAGGTTCCCCGCATTCCGGGGGTCGGCCATCCAGGCGGAACGGAAATCATGTTCGTCGATTAGACGCTGGGCCGCAGCCTCGTTCGCCCCGATGATGATGCGGGCGCCGAGGTAAGAGTTGCTAATACTCGGCGTCCCCTTCGTCGTGATGTTGTGGATGGTCGCAGCGGCTTCTCGCTGTGCCCCCAGCAGGGTGTTCAGAGTCTGGATACCGTAAATCTGGGTTTGCTTAATAAACGACTCACCGGAGGCAATCTGCTGTGGGTCAAATGTCAGCTTAGTCCCGGTCATATTATTAACCGTGTTGATGACATTGGCCAGGCCAAGACGAAGTTCCGCTGCTGGACCGGGCGTCAAGAAGTTGGTCTTGGACGCATCCTGACCGCGGTTCACCCGAGCGAGGGTATCCAAATCATCCCGCATGATGCGAAGTGAGCCCAGGGTCGTTTGCGAGTTCCCGTAGATTTTTCCATCCTCGACATGGGCATCCGCGAGTTTCTTCTGCGTCTCCGCTGAGTTCGGAATCGGCTGCCCGGTCAGGGACGAAGTCCCCAGGTTCGGAGAGACGCCCAGCGCACTCGCCAGTGGCACTCCATTCCCGGCCAGTCGGGTCGGGTCCAGCCCGCCGGGCGGTGTTGCCGCAGCGGAGCCTCCCGGACGCAACTGCCCGCCGACAATCGTCTGTGCTCCCGTGGCCAAATCCGTCTGGGTCGGGACCGGAACTCCCTGGACTGTCGTCGTCCCCGGAGCGCCGAAAGCCAACTGCGCAGTGGAGGGGTTCACCCCAGCCTGAGTCATCAACGCCGCTTGGTTTTTCTTATACTGATTCCGCTGTTCTTCCGTCCAGGCCGAGTATGGCTTCCCCATTGTGCCTTGCGGCATCAGGGAAGTTATCAGAGCGGAGGCCGGCCCGGCCAGCTGTCCACGGATGGACTCCGGTTGAGTGGCCGCCCACATATTGACCAGGGCTGGGAGCGAGTCGGGATTGCCTGCCGCCCCGATCAGCATCTTCGGCAGTGCATCTGCGCCGGTGATCAGCTGGCGCTGTTGCTCCCCAGCGATCTGGGTATTGGTCAGCTGGAGTTGCCGCAAATTCTGAATATGGGGGAGCCCGAACGCCGCGACCTGCGGATTCGACAGCAGTGCCTGCTGCGCCTCGTCGAGGTTCTTCGACCCAGCGATGATCCGTCCAGCAGTTTGCCGGGCTTCATATCCTTGTTGGAACTCCAACAGCTTGTTCCGAATTTCCTGCTCCTGGGCTTGCTTAATCGCCAGGTTGGTCGGAAACGCCGTGAGGGCATTCTGCTTCTGCTGAATGTCCATGATCGTGGAGAGATTGGTCAGCGGGTTGGTCATGGCTGGCGAAGCCGGCCCGCCTCCTCCATAGACGTTCATCGGGATGCTCGGATCAATCGGCACAGCAGTGGCCCCTTCTCAAACTTACTGGATCATCGCCGGAGCGGTGTTGGTCGGGCGCGGAGTGGGCATCAGCCCATTGCCCCCGCCACTGCCCGGTGCTGTCAGCGCATTCACGGCTTTCTTCTCGATCGCCGCTCCCATGGTCTTGTCCATTGCCTCTGTCGCCCCGATCGACTTGGCGGCAAGCATATGCAGCGCGGCTACGCCGAGTTCATGCTTTGCAATCGCATAAGGAGCAGCGATCTGTTCCCCCACCTGGGAGAGCTTCTCTTCCTGGGATTTCAACCACCCGGCGAGGATTTCGCCATCACTCGTCGGCATGCTTGCCAGCAGGGTCGCCAGACCCTTCACGTCGATGCCACGGGCCACCAGTCGTCCTGCCCCCTGCACCACTTGGTCCCCTGTCACTGCATCACCCTTGGCGACCAAACCCGACAGTTCCGACCCGATGATCTCAATCTTCTCGCGGGTTTCATCCAGTTGCTCGAACCGTGCTTTCGCTTGGTTGAAATCCTCTTCCAGGGAAGGGGGACGATCGGGGCCGGAGGTTCCTCCAGGCATCGGATTGCTTTCGCTCATGGTTAAACTCCCTGTGGGGTTGACCAGGACCCAGTGTCAACATAGTTCGCCCCACCACTCCCGCCGAACCAGCTGCTCGGCTGCCCATACATCCCGGAGGCGACTTGCGTCCCGAAGTTTCCGATCTGACTCAACCCGGCGGTGAGGGCATTCGCTTGGCCGACAATCCCAGCTGCCGAGGCATTCGCGGCCCCGGTGATATTATTCCCCACGTTGGCGCCGACGGCCTGACTGGTCGAGCCCAGGTTCGCAGCGGCGTTGGCGCCAGTAGTGCTGAGACCAGAAAGCATGTTGTAAATGTTTTGGTTCTGCGCCCAGTAGTTCTGGAATTGCTGTTGGTAGGTCGTGCTTGCCAGGCCTTCGGCATACCCGATCCCACCACGAAGCGCGGCACCGCTGGACGCCAGGCCGTTGGCCGCGAACCCACTTTGCACCGCCTTCTGTCCCTGGTCGAGGGTAAACTGATAGCCGGGCGTAGCCATCAGCTGTTCCATCGTCGGAGCGAACTTGGCCGTCAACGGAGCGGTGAGGGGATTGGTCCCTGGGGCTGCGCCGGTCAACACTCGGAGCATGTCAAACGCACTTGCCCCGCCCTTAATCCAGGGGGCCAAGTTCTTCTGCGTAGTGTTGAACATCTCCATCTGGACACCGGCAGCATCCCGAGCACCTTTCGCCTGCGTGCTCGCTGCCGACTTCGAGGCATTCCCGCCGATGATCGCCCCACCGATGGCACCTGCCGCTGCCAGTCCACCACCAATAACCGCTGCGCCCATTTCAGTTCTCCTAGCTCGCCAGTGGCAGCCGAAAGGCTTCACCAAAGGGCTCAGCTCCAAGTCGCCTATAAATGGTCCCGAGTCTAGGTCCACTCCCCCGCACACCGGCACGGAAGAAGATTTCGTCCACACCTTTCTGGCGCAGCCCTTCCACTGACGCCCGCTGCAGCCGAAGGCCCAATCCCTTAAACGTTTTGTCAGCGTAGAACAGTGTGTGAGTCCCGACTAGTCGATCGGGGGACTCCAAACTTGGGGATAGCAGAGCAAAAACGTAGCCGAACAGTCGGCCGTTGGCACGAGCCGTGGTCATCTGGACCAGGCCAAGCCCGTCCAGCTTCCTCATCAGTTCCAGGTTCTTGGTCAGGTATGCCCCTGGGGCTTCGCCAACCTCCAGTGCATGATCGGCAAACATCACAGCAGCATCCGCCATCATCGCATCCAGCGGTTCCTCCTGAATGGTCACGCCGTCGAGTTCCTTTGGCCCCGCTCGGCCGAAGCCCATTCTCTGAATGCTCGACCACTTGGCCAATCCAGTCAACCGATCCAGTTGTTCCTTATTCGTCACCATGTAGCGGAGCATCCCCGCAAGGTCGATCTGGACGTTGATCTGACTGAGTGTCCGCCACCAATTCCCATCGTGTTCATACGGGAGGCAATGTTCGAAGATCGTCGCGCAGGCAGCTTCCCACACCAGATCGTCGAAGTCTACGACCAGGGCATCGGGATTTCGAACTGTGATCTGATCTAACTTACGATCCAGATACCGTAGGTGTTTTGCCAATTCAGTTTCATCTATACCAGAAACGGTTTTCATCACCGAGTCCAGAACAGCCTCCGGCTTTCGCCGGATGATAACCAGCTTGATCCCTGGAAACTCATCCAGCACCAGGCGCCACCACGGCCCGGCGGTTGTTTCCGCGCTCCCCACTCGGGGCAACTTCCCCCAGCTTTTGACATCATCCAGCCCGCGGAGGAACCGCACCTGTTCGTGAGTGCAAACCCAGTCGCGGTAGGTCAAAAACCTGGAGAGCCAAGCGGTCCGAGAGCGGGGGAGTGCCAGAATCAGGAATGGGGCTTCACTACCACTCATGTCGTGATAACCTTCCAGGCCAACCCATCCGCCGAAAAACACTGTTGCGATCCAGTTACGGCGCCGATGGCCGCCGGGGCGTCAATCCCCAACGCCTCGATCTGTCCCCCGACCGGCGGGAATAACTGCATCGCATCGGCAGCATCACGGTTCAGAACAATGACCCGTCCCGGTGTGTTCGGAAGCGTCGCAGCATTATCCGTCACAGTCACGGTTTCAAAAATGTAAACCCCGTGATCCAGTGCATATCCAGCAGCCTGCGTGAGCCCCGTTGCAACCAGCCCCGCCTCGACCGGGGCCAGGTCCAGAACAGAAGCCAGCAACTCCAGCCCAGGGCCAACTCCAATCGTGCTGGGCGGTGCCACTCCCCCAGAGTCATTCCCGAGCAAAACAACATCGGCGATGCTCGCGATGTTTGCCAGCGGAAGCTGCCCGCTTACATCCGCGGTGAGGCTAACCGTTCCAGCAGCTGCAAACGTAAGCTGCCCTCGTTCGTTAACAGTGATATTCGCCAGATGATACGCTCCAGCAGTGACCCCCGTATCCAGAATGAAGATCGTCCCGGCCCCGGTAATCGGGCCTCCACCCAGCCCAGCCCCAGTGTCAATATTGGAAACCCCGCCTAGGGTTTGAATCGGCTCTCCGGTCAAAGAGTTGAATGCCTCAATGGCAGCAGCCCCATTGAGTTGGAGAAACACCGACTGCGCGCTCGGCGGTATCGCTGCGCCGCTTCGTTGCCACAGTCCGACGAGGAACTGATACCAGGCAATTGACATGGTCCCGTCGTCGTTTAGGAACGGGGCGCTCGAGTTCGGCATCCCCGCGAACAACTGTCTCCGATACGGATTGCCAAAGCCGCTCACGATCCGAGCACCGTTGCATCGACCCAGGCACCGTTCAGGGCAGCCTCCCCGTTGATACTGTAGGTGATCTCAAACACCCGGTCGCGAGCGATGCCCAGCCCCCGCCATTGCGGCGCTGTTAACCACTCTCCAGGCTTCCCCGTTGACTGGAGAAGTTCATTCCCCCAGGTTTTGCCCCGATCATCACTCCAGCGGAGAGATACCGTCGCCGGGTTGCCGTTGGCATCCAAGGCTCCATTTCCGCATTCCAGATCAAGACGAAATGATGCAAATTGCACTCGCATCCCATCCGCAGCCTTCGCTTTCATCTTTCCCTGGACCTCCGGTCCCTCACCTTCCTCTGCCAGGGAAATATGTGGAAATGCTCGAGTGAAAGAAATCGGCCCGACGGTGCCATCTACAGTATCAACGTAGACACTCGGATCGAGCGCGTAGATAGTCCCATTTTCCCAGTCCCCGACAACATTCAGCCCGTAAAGGTAGGCATAACAGTTGGATCGGTCTCGATGCACAACTCCGTTAGAATCCGTCCAGCCGCGCTGGTGCCATTCCCCTGTGGCCTCGTCAAAGACCCAGGTTTCATCCCCCGTCGGAAAGGTCAGGACATAAAAAACATGACCGTCCTGCTGATGACAGTATCCAATGGCATCTGTGATTGTCCCGCGCTCGGCCATTTTACGAATGGCATATTCGAGTGCATGATTGCTAATCCTCTTACAGTCATACCCCCGAACCCGGAAAACAACTCCCTTCCCTTCCCGGTCTTGACCCAGGAAATACGTGTTCACATCGGATTGGACAACCGAGTATTTGGCACAAGTCCCGTGCTCGATATACGCCCCCGGCAGAGCAGCAAAGGGAAACAACGGATTGCCTGCATTATACCAGACCTCGGTCCGGAGTTCCCCGATTAGGAGAATTTCCCTCTTACTGATCGAGAACGACATCAGGAGATCGGGATAGACTGTTTTGGCCGCGATCCACAGTGGGTCGATATCCAGTGTGTTAGACAACGTCGAGCCGAAGAATCGAGTCCCTGGGAAGTTCCAAATCATATAAGTGTCAAGATACCCGACTTTATCAGCCCCGACAAATGCTTCACTGGAATCGAAGAACACCTCAAAATCATTCGTGTCGATGTTGATGGTGTAACCCTGGGTGCTGCCATCCACCAGCAGAATGGTGAACCCATTATCCTGCATACTGCACGGATTGGCTCGGTTGGCCTGCAATTCCCCGATCTTGGTTAAGACCCAGTCGGGAGAAACATAAAAGACATTTCGGGCAATGACACAGTAGCCCTTCCCATTCGTCGCTCGGTAGATGCAACGGACTGGATACGGTGCTATTGCCATTAGTCCGTCACCGTGCAAGGCATGTATTGGACTGCCCTCAAAACCGAACCTGGAACCGGGTTGACCATTGGGATCAGGGTTTCAGTGTTCCCAGTCGTGTAGTAAATACCTGTCTTAACGCTGTCCGTGTGCGGCCCCACAAAGAACTGCCAGAACGGTCCAGGGATCGCGTTCTCATTCCAGACATTGACCATATCATGAATGACTCGTTCATCACCAGCCCCCGACAGGGTCGGATTATCACCCAGACTCGCTGAGTAAGTCTGCGTCGCAGACCCTTCGGCATATCCGTAGAACTTCTCCCCGTTCCAGCCGTAGGCCCCTGTTGGGCCGGTGTAGCCAGTGTGGGATTCCAACACCCATGTTGTGTCCACCCCGCCCTGCAAAGTTGGATTGTCCGGAAACGCTGCGGAAGCCGCAATTGTCAGGGCATTGCCTGCCGCCCCAGGCGTTGCCGCCGACAGCAGAATTTGGAAACTATTAACATCGTAGGTGAAATCATTGTAAGGCGCGCCGAGCCCATCCAGCACCGTCTTCGCGGCAAGCAGAGTTAAACCAAGGGAAGCCTCGATATTCACCTCGGCGCCTGTCGCTCCAGCAGTGACGAAAGTAAACACTCCACCGTTCAGTGTAATGGTGTCTCCATCACTCGGGTTGAAGTCAAAACCAATGGAGCCAGTCGCCGTAACCGCACCTGCACCATCTGGTGAGTATGCAATTCCCGGCTGATTCAGCCCGATGACAAATTCCCTCGGGGTTAGGCTCGGCAGCGAACTGCTGGACCAGGCCGAACCCGGAAGGCGGGAAATCCTATTGGCCTCGCCATACCCGTTGTCAAAGTCTACGGCAGTCCAGGACTGCCCCCGATCAGTGGAAAGAGCCGTCCTCGCAACGGTGGTGCCTCCGGCTCGAATCAGAATCCCCGTCCCGTCGATGCCCATTGCACAGCCGATGAAATCATGCGCTGGAAGACCATGAACCACTTCAGACCAAGTTGCTCCCCAATCACTTGAAAAGAATATCCGATCCACGGACATCAACATAACCTGGCTGAACATCCCACTTCCAGCGACGTAAAGCCAATTCACTGCTGCTGCGGGCGGAGTGATGCTGGTCCAAGTCAGCCCATCGTCTTCCGACACAATGATGAGGTCATTCCCACAGGCCATCCACTTCCGAACATCTGGGGTGGTAGTCCCAGCCTGGAACGCAATCGAGTTCAGTGCAATCCCCGCTGCGGCTCCCGGAGCAATGCTGGTGAAGAACCCAATCTGGTCGGTCCAGCGCAAGACTACACCGTTATCCCCGACAGCGATAACCGTTCCGCACCCGCATTCCGCTGGAGGCGGTGGATCGGGAGGGGGCGGAGTCGGAGGCGGCGGCGGTTCCGGTGGGATTTGGGCTTGTGCCAGGGGGCGAAATCCCGGGCGCTGGTAGTAAGTCACCGGAACCGGAGCGTCCTTGGTATTGAGCTCGGGGTAGAGGTTCAGACACTTCTGGACGTTCGCGATGATGCTGCGTGCAACATACGAGCCGCCGAGAAGCAGAAGCCGGGCCATGGGCGCTTCGCGCTACTGGTCTTACGTCACCAGCAGCCCTTGCTTCCATTCCCCGGCCTTGACGCAGACATAGACGCCGAGGGCCGTCGCCGGCTGAGTCACACCAGTCGCCGTCGCTTCTTGGGTTGCACTCGCTGCTGCGGCAATGGTATCCCCTGCTCCGGTGTTCGGGTTCGCAGGGTCGCCGAATACTCCCAGCGTCGTCGCCGTCGCATTCTCGATGGTGACTGTGCGGCCGGGAATTGCCAGCGGGAGCATGACCGAGTCCTCGGAGGTCTCCACTGTCTTGACCCGGTTGCTACTCGCCGTCAGGCGCCGGGCATCGTCCTGACCACCGCCAGCTGCCGCGGTGATGTCATCCTCGGTCGAGAAGAGAACGCCCACCAGCTGGGCAAGCGCCCCACCATCTTGAAGCGCCCTCCCCGGCTGGAAAACCGAGAACAACTCGGACATTGAGTTCAGCAGCATGATCGTAGTCCTTTCTTCTAGTATGTTTGATCCGAGTAGATATTGTAAACTCCTGGCCGGTTCAAATCCCTCGGCATGCGGAGTCGAGCGATCTGGGCATTTCCGGTGCGGACAGCGTTGAGGGCATCTTTTGCCAGGCCGGGAAGATGATCCCCCTGCTTGGACACAATCCCATACTTGGGGCGAAGCCGAATGGCCAGGTTGTAGAGAATGGCTCCGTAGTATTCGTAGGGCAGCGAAATCACAGCATTGCTATTGGCGAATGCGACTGGAAGCTGTGCCCGCACCGTTACGAAGAGCGAGTAAATGCTCGCTTGCAGCACCGGCCAGGGGTAGAGAACTCCCAGCGGCCAGGCGTTATCATAATAAAGCAACTGCGGGAACGAGGTCAGGGATTTGAGTGCAATTCGATTATAGTCTTCGCGGGCAAAGACCAACTCAAGCGGGTAGTCCACCTGGTTGGGAACGTTATTCACCAGTTGTCGAGCGAATGCACTCTCGATCTTATTCGGCCGGGTTGTCAGCGCCCCGCCGCCGAACTGCGGACCGAACTGAGCATTGAACGGATTGTTGCTGATGTCAATATCCCCGCCCGGCCCGATCGTGTAGGTCTCCGCACCAGTGGATTGAATCGAGTAAGTCACCAGATGATAAACCAGCCAGCGTTTCCGCTCCCACTCTTGAAGCATCCACTGGAACCGCATCCTCGCATCGGCGATGTCATCCGCCAGCGGAGTTTGTCCCACCCCCCAGGCGCCGCATTCCCTCAGCGACTGAATGCACAAATCCGTCGCGGTGGTGTTGTTCGGGTCAAGCGCGGACATGCCAGATGCCTTTCACTGACCAGGGAACCACGTCACGGAGGGGAGATTATCCGAGCCAACACCAGTCCAAGTCACCCGGACTTGATCGTTCGCAGCGACGGGAACGGCCCCACCAGTCAAGGACAAAGTCGTCCAGGTCGTGCCGCCATCCCCCGAGAGTTCGATCTTGGCACTCATCACGACGACTTTCCCAGGGATCGTCGCGGTGAAAGTGTAGGGGCTGGTCGCGACAGTTTGGGCGACGCCAATCGCAGCAAGGCCACGGGTCGTCGAGCAGATGGCATTCCGAATAACCTGGGGCGTGATGCTCCCGGGGGCGGCGTTGTTTGAAAGCTGGGTCATCAACGTCGAGTTGGCGGTTGGTGCACACGAGGTCTGGGCAAACGCCGACGAGGCGAAGCCCAGCCCCAGCACCAATCCAATTCCGACCGCTCGCCCAGCTTTCAAACTTGTCACCGATCAGTCCCCCTTCGTCGCGTTCGACTTGAGTGTCCCGGTCGAGTTATTCGCGGACATGATGTCGTCAGCCGTTGCGTTCCGTTCGGCTTCCAGCTTGCGGATTTGTTCTTCCAGATCGGCAATCTTCCGCGACGGAGAGACCTGCGGAGCATCTTTCCCCGCTGCACGCATGGCATCCGCCGGGTGCTTGTGCCAACCAGCGTCCAGCAGCTTCTTCTCCTCAGTTTCGTCATTGACGATCTGGGAGATCAACTCCGACTGTTGCCCGACCAATCGAGGCCCCATCGGAGTCGCCTGGTATTCCCCCGGATTGGTGATGCGTTCCGCGCCAGTCGGATGATAGAGCATCCGTGGGAACTTGACCGGCCCGCGATAGAGGCTCGTTCCAGTGGAGTCATGTGAATCAGCATTCGCCGGATTGCCGGAGAATTCCCCCCTGGCTTCCATCGCGTCGTAGACGGTGAATCTTTGGGCTCGTCGGGCCACTGTCAGTCCTCCTGTAAAGAACCGGGGGCGGGATGCCCCCGGCTTAGTCCGGGCCTACGGCCCTTAGACCTGATCGGCCACCACGCACGCCCACTCCGGCCGAATCCACAGATACCCGTAGAGCACGTCGAGGCGGGTGATCAGCTGATCCGTTCCGATCATATAGTCGGTGATCATCCGCATGCTGATTCCGTCGAACTCTTCCCGGGCGGCCTCGTGAACTCCACGGGGCATTTCCAGATCGGCGGTTGCCAGCGTCACGGCCTCCGGCGCATAGGCGAAGTTCTTCCGGTAGGTGACACCGGCGGCCAGTGTCGAGGCCGGATTCACCGCAGCCCCATCCGCCGGACTCACCGTGACGGTCTGGTATTGGACCGGCTGACCATTCACCGCCGGCACGAGTGCCGGATAGATCGGAATGGAGGTGGCACCAACCGCCACGTTCGCCGTGACGGCGAACTGGCGAAGCTGGCCGGTCGTCTGTTTGGTGATGCGGTTGACCTGATACACCCCGGCGATGGTGATGATGTCGCCGATGTTGAGCGAGCCGGCCAAGGCATTCACCGTCAGGTTGAGTCCGGTCTGGTCGGCGCCGTCCACGGTGGCACTGCCCTGGGCCAGCGTCCCAGTCGTATGCGCGATGCCCGTCTGATCCGACATCCAGATGAAGTTCAGCGCATCATACATCCGGCCGGTGGTGTATTGGCGGGAAATCTGACTCGCCGGATTCAACAGCCCGGAGAGGGATGCCACCACTCGCGCCTCGGTGATCGGGTTGTTCACGATCTTGCGGTTCGCGATCGGAGCGGAGTTCAGCGCCAGCTGTGCGCCGGCATTCAGATACGTGGACATCACCGGGCTGAGCACGTTATTATTCACGTCCTGGTTGGCGACGAAGTTGCAGATGCCGCCTTCGCTGCCGGACATCAAATCCACCGCGACCGCACCGGCCAGGTTGTTGATCATCGGCGCCAGCACCCGGCGGGAGTAATCATCCAGGGACAACGTCCGATCAGCGGTGGAATAGCTGACATCGACGTGCTTCTGGGTGGCCAGGACCAGGGTCGTGTTCGTTTCCGTGGTGTCCTGGACGCTCAGCCCTGGCCCGGTCGTCACGACGAAGTCGTTCGGGAGTCGGATGCGAAGGGCGCTGCCGATCTTGGCCCCGGCGACAGCGAAGCTGGAATCGTATTGCATGTCCACGTTCTGGAGGAACGCGTTCGAGTTCTTCCAAAGACGAACGGCCTCCCGAGTAATCATGTTGATCGTGAGAAGCGTATTGCTCATCTGAGTCTGTTCCTTCTGCTACGCACCTGCGGCGCGCTGTTGATACAAGGACTTGAACGGCCTCGCCGTCCAATGAGTTGCCCAAGCTCAACAAAGGGCGGACAAGCCGATTACCGATGGCCCGCCTCGGGAGGGAACAGCCTGAAGTCCCTCACTTCACCATGGTCAAAGACGAGGACCAAGACTCGGCACCGGGGACCTCCCGGGAGGTGGGCTTCGCCCTTACTGTCTCGCAGCAAACCTCGCTGCAACCTCCGCTTCACGCTTCGCCATCCAGTCACGAGTGGACAACGCATCGGCACGGTTGGCATCACTGGCAGCGATGTTCGCTGCCTCGGCATTCCTCGCCCCGACCGGGGTGATTGGCCGCGGAGCGGAGGTAATGGCGTTGCCAGCGGGGGCAGAGCCTCCTCCCCCTGCATCCGCAAGCGCGAGCTTCGCCAGTTCCACTGCCATCTTCACCGGGGAGAGGGACATGATTCTCGCCGCGTTGTTCAGGTCCCCACCCAGTGCGTGGAGCAACTTCGGCCCCTGGCCGGTCTCGATCGTGGCGAGGAGAAAATCATTATACTTCGCGACCTCACCCTGATCCGCCCCGTTGACGATCTTGCTCAGTTCTGCCACCCGACCATTGAACTCGGCTTCGCCAAACGCGGAACGCCCCTGGGCCGCAACCTCATTACAAACCCGGTTGAACTCATTCAGTTCCGCCTGCCGCGCCGCTGCGGCCTCGACCTGCCGCTGGAATTCTTCCTGTGTATAGCCTGCTTGCGCGGCAGCGGCCCCAGTCCCAGCCTCGTTTTCACCAGCGATTGGAGCCGCCCCACCAGCCTTGGCTCTCGCTTCATGCAGTTGGGCCGTCAGCTGCCGAATGCGACGGTCCCGCCAGTCACCTGCCTGCGGCACCGCCGGGGTGGGCGCTGCGGCTGTGGCTGTGTCTTCGGCACCCTGCCCATCGAGAGCATTGCCAGCGGTGCCTTCGGCTCCCGCACCTGCTGCTGCTTGGTCAACAACTGCCGTCCACGTCCCGTCGATTACCGGAGCAGCGGCGCCTTCGGCACCCCCTTCGGTCGTTCCCTGTGTCCCACTCATCCGCGCACCTGATGATTCAGCACGATCCCGTTCTCCTGTATCGGGGTTGAAGGCCCACGCCCGCGAACGAGCGCAGCATCCAGGCATAATGCCTCGTGGATTTGTTCTTTCAACGCGGAATCGTGTGGGCCGCGAAGCATAAGGGTAAGTGTGGCCCTAGCCTGCGGGAGACACTTCCCAACGTGACGTTTCACGAACCGAGTTTCAAGTTGCTTCGCCGTGGCCTCGGGGTTCAGCCGTTTCCACTCGGCATAGAATGCCGGCACGGACATCAGGTTATCATAGAGCTCGTGGGCAATGCCAACAGCAGTCTGGTAGACCAGCTTGTGCGCGTGCGCCTGCGGTTTCTGACTCATGGCTTGGGACTCCAAGGGTTCTGATCGACCGGGACGTAGTCTAGCATCTGGCCGTTCGCCCCGGTGATGCGGAGGTTGGAAGGGTGGAAGATCACGAAGTTGTGGGTGCGGCGGGGAGCATTTTGCTTTGCCCAAATGCGAGCTTCTCGTTCAGAATTAAAAATCCCATACTTAGACATATCAGCGGGTAGTCCACCACCATCAAGATTTGCCTCCCAATATATTTTCCCATCTGCCCCAGGTGACAATTTGGTAATTATTGGTTCCGGCATCCGCCTCGACAGTTGGTCCAAAAACTGCATCCCCGGAATCCCCTGCTCATGCAGCGCCAACGACGCGGCCTGCGGGCTTCCAGTATGTTTTACCAACGCCAGGTAGATTTGTTCCCCCGTCATATCCGGATCGACTCGATTGTGCCCGCTGATATTGGCTATCGCTCGTTCGATGTCTCGCTGCAACGCTGGAGGATGTGCCGAGAACGGTTTGTCCAAGTCAATAAGTTGGTGTTTTTCTGGATTGATTTCGACGGAGTATAGGTTCCCCTCTGGGGTTCCTTGCTGTTCAAGTCTGTTTCCGAACCTGTTCAGCCAAGCCAAATCGGCTTCACTTTGCTGGATTCTTCTATAACTGGTTTCACCAATCAGCTTGGGATCGAAAATTTCTTCTCCGTCCCTTGTAACAGTCCCTTCCGCCCTGCGCATGTCGATATTGCGCTGATGCCACTCTTTCGCATAGTGGACCAACTCCGAAACACTGGTTTTTGGATAATCAGCCCGGAAACCTTGCAAAATATCATGGACTGAATCCGGCACTACCTGATCTGGATGGGCGTATTTTTGAGGGAAACGCTGCACCAGTTGCTCTTGATAACTTCTCGCAACGCCTTCGCGTTCCGCGATATAGTGCCCCCATCCCCTGACCTGGGCTCCCTCCCCCGTCCCGATCTTGTCGTTTCGGAAGCTGCCAAGTGGTGCCCCAGGCTCTTTTGCGAACGTATGGGGAGTCCCATGAAACCCCGGCATCGCCAGGAGTTCATTAGGCCGAACTCGGAGCGGGTTACTAACCGCCAGTCCATTGAGTGCCATCCCAACAGTGGCCTCACTAATCGCTCGTCGGGCTTCCGGCCCTTGGTCACCACCCATCCACCGGGCGAAGGCATCCCCACCAGCCTTGACCGGTTCCAACAGCGCATTCGTCAACACCCTCGCGGGGACACTCGCGTAGTCCAGTCCCTTCAGTATCGGGTTCCCGCCCCGGTCAAACCCCGGAACCAACTGCTCCATGTCCGGCCGATTTGCCCAGGCATGCGATGCCAGATTCCCGGCGAGGGCCGCCGAACGCCAATCAGCATACTGTGGCCTTGCCCCCTGTGCCTCTGACATTTAAGTTCCCCGAGCACCTGCGGTGAAATACTGATCCGCCGCGGAACCAACCCGGCCCAGTATTTGCATCGGCCGAACGGACTGATCCCCCACCGGGACAAAACCTCGGGGACTCGTGTGGTCGGGTGGGATCGCGAGTTTCCACGGATCATACGACACTGGTCGGAAGCCCCCTGCAAAGTTGGAGAAGGCCATCGCCAGCATGGTCCGTTTCTTCTGCTCGACAGCACGGGCTTCCGCCTCGACCTTCTTCGCATCCAGTTGGGCTAGCGGATCAGCCGAGGGGGGAAATGCCAAAGCATTGGCAGGCGGAGCCGGGACAGCCGGCTGTCCAGGACTGGCAGGGGCTCCACCCCCTCCCCCTCCACCCTTCGTATTCGCAGCGATCCACTGTTGCGCAGTCATTCCCTTCCAAGTCGGGTTGGCTTCCAGCACATCTTTGCTCAGCAATGTGTCGACAACTGTGTCTGGGGACGCCTTCAGAATTGGCAAGGCATTCCCAGGTCCCAGATGCATCAACCTCAAATTCTGATCATTCACCGGGATGCCTTCTTTCGTCAGCAACGGGGCATTCTGCTTCCCATACTCGATGATCATCGCCCGGGAGAGCGTCGGGTCTTTCCTCAGTTCGAGCAATTGGTCATCCGTCTTACCCTGGGCAATGTCCGGCCGGGTTCGTTTGATCAAATCCAGCCAGGTGCCCTTGGTAAACTGGCCAAAACCCGTTGCACTGGACTTCGGGTTCTTCGCATTAGGGTCTCCCCCAGACTCCAGTCCACCCACATAGTTGCCGTAGGCAATCCCCGGAACATACGGGGACAGCGCATTGACCGTCGTTGTCGGCGGAGGCACCAGCACCAGCTTATTATCCACCTCCGGTGGAGTTATCACCAGATTCGGGTCCTGCCCCGGCGGAGTCAAATCAGGATATTCAGCCATTTCCCTGCTCCTTCGGAACTACCATCATGAATTTCCCCGGCCTGGTCGGGTCGTCCAGATACCACTGGCCGTCCGGTGCCTTTCTCGCCCCCGGCACCGGAGCCTCTCCCTCGCCCTCATGCTCTGCCAGCGTGGATGCTTCCAGATCATCCTTGTTCGCCGCCGAGATCGAGTTGAGTGTCGTATCACTGCTCTCGTCGAGCAACTGCTCCAGCACCCTCTTCATCCCCTGTGGATCGAGGCCAAGTATATCCTTAAACGCCACGAAGCGACGGGTCTCAGCATCGTAGATGTTAATACTCCGGAGTTCCGATTTGCTCAATAGTTTGACCGCGTCTTTCCCACTCTGCGTCAGCGCCTTCTCCAGCGCCCCGGTCAACTGTCCAATCTGCTGCTGCATGGCCTGCTCCGCCTCGGAGGGGCCGAGCCCCAGCGCCTGCGGCGGGACCAGCCTCTTCAGTCGAATCGCCGCTTCCTGCGCTTCCTTGAAGTCCATGCTAGACAGCAACAAGTCCCCGATGATCCCGGACAGCTGCGGAGCCTGGGTCAGCAGCAGGGTCATCGCTCTCACAGTCTCCTCTCGGCGAGTCCCAAAGGCACTGCCTGGCAGCGGCAGCACGGAGTAACGGCCCACAGCCGGGTTGAAAATCCGCCTCGCCGTCTCCGCGTCCTGCATTTGTTGCATCTGGAACGCTTGCTTCGCCCCCGGGTCGATTTCCAGTTCCAGATCAGTCCCATCTTCCGCCTGGATCGTGATAATCCTCCGAGTATCGTAGATTTTCGGAATCAGATCGACCAGCATCATCCCGGTGGTCACCAGCGCGGCCTCGTAATTCCCTCGATAGTGGAACGTCGCTGTATCCCCTTGGTCCTGCCGCCTGGCAATCGCATCTCCAGTCCTCTCATTCCCACCCATTCCCATCTGGTTCTGCCACTGTCCACTCACCATCATCATCTGGTTGAAGGCAGTGGTCATTCCAGCTTCGAACGCCGGGCTCGCCTGGGGAGGATCAGTCCGGGACGGCGGTGGGACTGGGTTGCCCTCATCATCCAGGTGATTAAACGGCAGGAATGCGTGGTTTGTCGTGTTGGCGGTGTTCCAATACTGTTCATATTCTTCGACCGCCTTGGCTGCCGCCACCCACGGAGTCTTGCTCTGCAACGCCACGAACTCGACCTGTCCGCTCGCGTTGTAGTTGAACATCCGCTGCGAGTCCTTCATTGCCCGAGTATGGCCCTTCCGATCCATAATCCCGTCGATGATGATTTCTTCTCCGATCACCGGGACCAGCGGGATGTATTTCCCCGGCCAAACGGTCTCGTCAATCACCTTCTGCCCGGCGATGAGTTTCCACTCAATCACCTGTTCAAAAATATCCCGGACCATCGTGCCTTCGGCAGACAGCAGGGCTTCCAGCCCATTCTCCGGGAACTTTGACTTCCGAACCTGCTGTCGAACCCCATTCTCATCCAGAAACGAGATCATCAGGTCCCGTTTCATCACCTTCCGGAAATACTCACAAAGCCGAACCTTGTCCTTCCCATTCCAGTCGTCTCCAACCTCTCCTACTCCGATCGGACTCAGCCCGGCAATGTCCTTATACTTCGGATAGGCTTCGCCAAACTCCTTTCTCGGCACCTCGTCAAAGACGAACATAAACTGCGAGTCGGTCTTATCTGCCTCCCGAGCCGCCGGATCATAGTAAACCGACAACGGATCAGTGATTCTCCGGATGAAAATTTCCTGCTCAAAAGTATCGTCATGCAGATACTCTGTGACGATTCTCCACCAGCCAATACCACCAAATACCTGGAACTCCCTCGCCGTAGCGTAGGCTCCATTGGCGGCCCCGGCCTTCGACTGATTCTCGATATGTCTCACCACTCCGTGGAACATATCAGCCGCTTCTTTGGTCGCCCCGTTCCCCACTGGCCGGATAGAAACCACCGCTGGACTCTGCTTCGCATCATTCACGATTTGCAGATTATGCTGCCGGGTGATATTCATCGTCAGCGACGGCCGAGCAGCAATATCCCTCGCCCGGCGGATTTCTCCTGGCCACTGATACCCATTATCCGAGTCTGCGTGCGCAAACTTCATATCTTCGACAAATCTCTGTCGAGCAACTGACTCGAACTCAACACAACGTTGAGACCGATCACGGACTTCGTCCATCAGCGGATCGCCGGTGCTCGGTAGGCCGTTCTGTGCGTCCGACATCTGGACTTACCTCATCCAACTTTGTTCGTGGGCTTCGCCCCTGGGGCTTCGCCCCTTAAACAACTCGGCGATCGGAGCGAGGCCCTCGGCCAGACGTTCCGCCAGGGGGCTGCGGGCTTTTGGCCCTCGCATGGCTACCCCCAGATACCGAAAGGCATCCGCCCCGTTCGAGTTCTCATCATGGAGAGGATCACCAGTCACCTGGCCGTTCTGCACCGCATACTTGTAGTGCCTCAGCCGATTCAGCCCCTCTTCACACTTGTTCTCGTCGAACCAACAGTTCGACATGATAATCCTAGCGGCGTTGATTCCATCAGTTCGAGAGAGCTTCGGCACAATTCGGACGGTCTTGCCGGAGGCCCGGACGATTTCCTCAATACTGCGTTTCGAACCCAGAGTCTTTGCCTTCGCATCAAACGGGAGGTGGAACACCCCGTAAGTGTAGGGTTTCCCCTGACAAACCTGCAAATAATGGTGGATGTCGAACCCAGAGTTCTCGTAATAATCCAGCACCCGGTATTGCATTCCCACCCGTTGGGCGAACCAAATCGCAGTTTGGTCGGCTCGTCCCAGGTCCCAAAACGTATCCACCGGGGTTTCCCGATGCCACGGGACCTGGGTAATCCGACCTTCGGACTGGGCTGCACGCAACTCCAGCGCGTAAACCACCCCTTCCAACATCTGGCGGCAGTTGCCTTCCCAGACGTTCAAATACGCATCATAGTCGCGCTCGCGCAGATCAAGCATTTCTTTCATCAGCACATCCGGGAACCACGGATTGTCCCGCCAGGTCATCTTGACCACGAACGAGTCTGGCGACGCCTCCTTCACGAAACGCCTGTAGGTGTAGTCAGTTTCCAGTTCCGGATTGAAAGTCAGCCAGATTTCCGATCCTGCCTTCCGAATCGTCGGGATCAGAATTTCCCAGCTCGACTTACTCACCTTATTCGCTTCTTCGACCCAGCAAATATCAATCCCCTCATAGGACTTGATCTTCGCAGTGTTGTTTTTGATTCCCTCAAAGGCAAAGGTCGTGATGTCGCTCGTGCCCTCTCCAGTCGGAATGCCCTTGCTCACAATCTTCCCGACCTGAACATCATAAAACTGATACAGTTCCAAATTCGAGACCTGATCATCGAGCAGCTTATGCACTGACTCGGATAGAGAATTCTGTAGCTCGCGCACGCAAAGTATGCGGAGGGGCTTCATAGTCCCTTTGATCAACAGCGCCCTGGCAACGCCCCAGCTCCGCCCCGCACCCCTTCCACCATAAAGGACCTTGGTCCGCATCGGCTGGAACAGGCATTGCAGCTTCTCAGGGAATTGGGCAGAGACTGACATGAAGGGACCGGGTATGGTGGGTTAGGGTCAACGGTTGAACATGGGCCGCAGGACGCTTCGCCTCCCAAACAGTGATGGGGAACCCGGTCTCCCAGATTCCCCACCCCGTTCAGTCAAGGCAGGGCGAAGTCCGCCCCAGCGGGTTACAAATCCGCCGTGGCACCGAGGATGCTCCCACCCCCTGCGCCGGTCAGCACACAGGTCTGCCCGACGGTGAGTCCACTCGCCACCGTCGCCGTCATGTTGATCTGATCCACCGTGTTGGCCCCGAGCACCGCCAGGAACGGCGTCGCCAGGGCTGTCGCCGTCGCGACATGGGTGACGGTCCAGGTGGTCGTCGTCAGCGCCGTGCCCGAGAATGCCAGCGTCGGCGCTACCCGCATCGAGACGGGATTCGCAATGGCGATCTGGCAGGTCGTGGTCGTCGCGCCCTGGCCACTCGCCCCAACCATCACAGTCGCCGCCGGCTCGGTGATGTTCCAGTAATACCTCTGGGCCATCCGGAGTTCGGTGCTGAACGGGCGGTAGCCAAAGGCCAGCGGCATGGTGCCAGATGCAAGACCATAGTATCCACTCGTCGCCCCGGGGTTCACCGCGAGCTGCGCCCCCGTGAACTCCAGATGGTCCGTCGCCCCGGCGGTTCCGACCGGAGTGTAGCAGATTTTCACCCCGATCTGGACGGCGGTCGCCGGAATGGTCGTCTGCAAAGCAAACCGCTGCATCGTCGTGGTCAGCGTGATCGGCTGGCTGATCGCGGCGGCATACCCGGTCCACGATCCGGCCAGGAAGTTCGCGGTCGTCCCGTCGGTGCCGGTGCCAGTCGCGATGGTCACGGTGGCAATCGAGCTCGCTGCCGAGAACGTCGCTCCGGCCTTGGCGTAGAGCGTGAACTCCGCCTTCTGCCCCTGGAACCGGACGCTGTCCGCGGACTCCAGCACCTGGGCCGTGCAGATCGCGGCGGTGTCGGCGTTCGCGGCCTTTCTCGCGAAGCGTAGCGCATACGTGAACCCCGCCTGGGTGCTCGCCTGCCGGGACACGTTGATGGCGCTGCTCGCTCCACCGAGATTGGCCCAGCGATCGGCCCAATACGTCAGGACATTCGCGATGTCCCCACTCGTGCTGGTGCCGCGCTGCCACTGGCTCATGTCCCCGTTCACCAGGGCGTTCGGCCCGTTCGCGCCGATCGAGGCCGCGTAGTTCGCGAGTTGCAGGGTGCTGATCGCCTCGGACTGCGGGGACATCCCACCCGGGAGCTGGGTATCCGCCGGGATCAACTCTGCCCCCGTCAGCGGAATGGTGAACGTATACGGGCTCTGCCCGGCCTGCGGCAGACCATTGGTGAAGAACCCTGCGGCGAGCGCCGCTGCACTCAGGCCCACAACGGCAGAAGCCGTTAGCAGGGCCAGTCGACCGCCGCGCGGCAGCCTCTTGTTGCGGATCATTTCAGTTCCTTTGCTTCGCAAAGCAGGGGCACCATGCCCCTACTACCGGCACGTCAAGCACTCTCGGGAGTCTAGGACCCGAGATAGTATTCCGTCCATCCCCGGGCGGATGCAAGTTGCCCGATCACGGTCTTCGCACAAGCGGCGACAGCGTCCCACCAACCTCGGCCCACCACCACATTGTCCGAACACGCCAGCTCAATAAAGCAAATCCCCAGACCCAGTCCAAGCACTGCCCCGAGGCCAAACGCCGCCCCAAACCTAATCGGCCTCTTCCTCGCACATTCACCAATCTTCATTTGTGGCCAGAACCCAGCCGTTCGATCAACCACGGCACCGCTCCTGTAATCCACCCAAGGACAGTTGTTCCGAGCGTCCCAGCAATTCCCCAACCCAACCCAGCAAGACTGGTCCGGCGTTTTTCACTCCGTTCGGCCTCGGCTTTCCGAGCGTCATTCGCCCAGAGCATAGTCCGAACCGTGTCTTCGTGGTCGAGAATTCGGCTGCTTGCAATTTCCTCCCGGACGATTTCACGCAGCCTTTGCTCCCCACCCGGCGGGATTGACAACTTCTCGACTCCTCCACGGAACAATCACCAGGACAAATCAAATGGTCAGGCCCAAGTCGGAATGCCGTTGACGATCTGCAAGTTGGACAACTCCGGGCCGGGAGGCAGCGTCACCCAATTGCCACCTGTATCGCAGTAAAGGATTTGCCCAGGAGTTGTCCCAAAAGCTGCATTCAGCAGCGACGTTAGCGCACCCGGCTCTGCCAACATGGCACCTACAGCCGCAAAAATCATCTCACCTGTTACCCTGTAATTGTCAGGTTCAGTGCTGATGACCGGAAAACTTGCCGAACCGAAATCCGCAAGAACGGAAATCGGCAATATTGGCATTTCGCTGATCTTCAGTTCCGTGCCGTTTTCTGTCAGAATCTCTTGTGCCATTGCTCTTTCCCTTATGGAGCAGCCCACGCTGGGGCACCAGCGACCATCGTAAGAACGTCGCCATCCGTTCCTTTTGTCAGAACAGAAAAAACACCGGCCCCAGCGCAAACTAGAATGTCCCCCGCGTCCCCAAAGGGGAGTGCGATGGTCGCCGACGCGGACGCATTCGCGCCGAAACCCAAAGCGACAGAACCGACACCAGATGCTACGGCACCTGTCCCCAGCGCCAAGGACGCCGTTGCAGTGGCTTGCGCCCCGGCCCCCATTGAAACAGCGTAAGCATCTGAAGCAATAGCTCCGATACCCACGGCGACAGACAACCCAATACTGGCAGTGGCACCTTGTCCAAAAGCTACCGATCCCGTCCCGGTCGCGTTGGCTCCATAACCGACAGCGGTTGCCTGCTCACCAGAAGCATTTGCCACAGACCCGATCGCAGTCGAACCGCTCGCCGCAACAGACGAATTGCCAATGGCAATTCCTACAGCGCCGGAAGCGTTGGCGGCGGCACCGATAGCGATGGCACTTCCCGCCCCGGCCACGGCCCCATGCCCGACCGCAACGGTGTCGCTGTTGGTCGCCTTTGCTCCATATCCAACCGCGACGGAAGAGTCTCCGCCAGCATCTGCGTCCACCCCGAGTTGGACCGGGTTATCGTCCCCAGAGCCTCGCGTCCCCGCCAGCACCGCCTGTGCCAGCGTCTCCTTCCCGCTTTCATTCCCAGCGGGGAGTCCGTCCTGCCAGACTTCGATCAGGTCCGTCGGCTCTGCCGTCGCAATCGGATCAAGGTCCGGAATTGTCGCATCGGCCATCTTGATTACTCCACTATGCGGGTGTCACCCGCAGAGGTTGATCGAATGTCACCAGCAGATGTTGCCCTCCGTGCAGAGTTGCTCCCACTCTGCACATCGACGGTCATTCCAGCGATAAGTCCGGAGGCTGTTGCAGCTATTTGATAAGGCCCGTTCGCTCCAGCACTCCGCGTGGCCGTCACGGTTCCGTCTGGATTTAGTGCTACCGCCAGTTCCCCTGGATTCGAGGAACTGACCACAATTCCCGCGGGAAGTGGAAATGACTGTCCATTGCGCTTGGCCTTCAGTTCCACCGTCACTGCCTGAAACCCAAACGGAATGGACACGGACACTTCAGTTCTCCCAATCAACCAGCGGAGGAGGCGGAGGAGGCGGCGCACCAGCCGCCTCGCCCACCAACCCACGACGGGACTTCGCCCCTTACGAGTTGACCGCCGTGGACTCGTCGAACACCAGCTCCGTCGCCACCGCCTCCGCGATGTTGACTTCCATCTGAGCCGTCAGGCCACCACCCAGCGCGGTGATGACCACCGTGCTCGCGGCGAAACCCACCCGAGTCACGGTCACGAGCCCCGAGGCCAGATCAAACCCCACCGTGGCCTTGGTCGAATCACTCGACTGCACCACCGTATCGGCCGGGAGCGGGAACGGACTCCCGTTCCGCAGCGCCTTCAGCACCACCGCGACATTGTCCGAATTGGCCGGAATCGCAACACTCATCACAGTCTCTCCTTCTTGGGTGAAAACCAGTTCGTCCGTTCCTTGGCACAGAGTGCCAAGCAGACCCGCCAGCGCTTGCAGCTGGGCCGCAACAAAGGGCAAGACCCGGCACGCGCAACAATTCGCATTCCCGCAGCTATGCACAAGACATTCCTCCCGTTTAGCTCACAACCCGAGTATCGCCGGACGACGTGACTCGAGTGTTGCCATCACTGGTGATCCTGGCATTATCGGAAGGGGGCGGGGCGCTGCCAGCTTCCGCCACCACTCCGCCGGTTCCTGGTCCACCCCTGGCGTGATGCCCCGGCCCGCCTCGTTTGACCAGCACTCCAGCCATCAATATTTGTTCCAGGCCGTGTAGGTCGCCGTCCCGGAGGAACTCACTCCCACCACCGCGTCGTTGAACTCGTAAATATTCCCAGCGGTGAGGTTCAACGTGATCGTTCCGCCGTTCACCAGGGTGTAGATGAACGTCCCAGTGCCGGTGCAATTGACCAAGATCGCCCTTCCCGCCTCAATCGCGACATCATCAACGATTTGCTCTGCCGACAGACTCGGCCCAACATTCGGATCATTGTTCCGAACCCAGGGCGCCGGACTCCCGATCCGATCGGACATCAGCAGTCCCCCTTCATATACTCAACCGCTTCGCGAAGCGAGCTTTCGCTTGCCTCTTCCCGACGCTCGAGCGTCGGAACCACCGGCAGTGTGGCGGAGAAATGCTCGCTGGACTTGTATTCCCCCGTCCGGTCGTTCGAGCTCGACTCCCGGACCAGATACCCATTGTCGATCTTCCTGATCGAAACCGACTGGTCCGTCCCCGCCCGCATCGGGCGGGCCGTGATCGCTGCGGTGTCGCTCGGTCGAGCGTTCTTCGCCATGGTCAAGCTCCCCTTGGGTGTTGTTTACGCAACTCGGCGGTCGCATCCGCCAGGGCGGATTTGTTCGGCTCCGGGAATCGGGGTGTCAGCCCCCCTGCTGGGGCCGTCGCAGCAGCAGCGACGTTCTCATCCTGTGCCGCAGGCAGGCCAGCTTTCGGCCTCCGCAGTTCTTGCCCACCCGTCAGTCTCCCAGCAATCCCACGTCCCAGCCGTGTCATGGCGCTTCGCGCCTCCCCTTGCTACGGAGACAGAATGCTGAACGCGCGGACAACGGGCAATGGGTGCTTCGCGCCCACCGGGGCGGGGCCGCCTCACGCCCCCATCCCACCCAACCTACTCCAGTGCAACACCACATATTCCCTCTGGGACGCGAGCCTCGCCGCCTCGGTCTGGCTATCCGTCACTCGGACAACGTCCGGCATTCCAGGGATCAAATTCCTACAAACCACAATCCCGAACACCGGCTTTGCCAGCGCCCTTCCGACCACCGGGATGTAAAGGTCTCGCAACTGTGTGTGGCCTGCAAGCACCCAGGTATATTTCGCCTCCAGCACCAGGGCAAAATCCTCCCGGTCGAGGACGAAGTCCGTCTGGCAATACCCGTTCCCATTCCGGTCCCGGAAATTCCACCACTGACCATGCACCATCCCGGGCAGGGCTTTCGCCAGAGCTTTCTCATACCTCACCCCGACTGCTTTTGCTCCCCTCGGCCGGCCAATCGGCATTCCAGGCGGGCGTTCCGCCTTCTGAGCCCATTCCAGCTCTTTCACCACTCGATGGGACACAGCCCAGACCTCGTCCGGTCAGGTATCCGTCCAGCCGTAGGCAAAAATCCCCGCTCCAGATTCCGTTGCCCCGAAGATTGAGAAGGTCTCCAGTAGAAGCTCCGCCATTACCACTCGGTCAATCCCGACAATTGGAGGATTCGTCCCATCATCAATCGCGCCGTAGTTATCATTCGGCGCGACAATCGCCCCACCACTGTTGTCCGAGTAAACCACCACAGCGATACTCACCCCCGTCGGCGGGACGACATCCTCGATGTCGATCTCGACCCAGTCAGGCACGTCCACATCACCCTGGGACGCTCCCAGAATCGTCGGGAGGCTCGTCAGCGTCGTGCCGTCCACCATCCAGCGGGCGATCTGCCCGCTCTGCCGAGACCCATAGAACGCCGCAGGCGTCGCACTCGTCCGGACCCACCCAACCCGGGTGAACAACGTATAGCCAGTTGGCAAGATCGGGGTATTTGGGTCCAGGCACAGCAAGGTCCCGAAAGTCCCGGTCCCGTTGCTAATCACCATCACAGCATACCAAGTGTCCGCCGCCACAGTCCCCGACTCCAGCCCATTCACCCCGACAGAGCCGGAGTTAAATGTCATGGACAGATTTCGTCCCGTCGCGAACAACCCCGCCACGCTTCGCAGCGTAATCGCCTCGCAAGTGACCGTCCCGGTGCCCACTCCCGGCGAAGCCACGATCTTGAGCCCTCTTGAGTTCCCCGAAATCGAGCTGGACGCACTTCCCGACGGGCTGGCCTGATTCACCGGACCGCCATTCGCCCGCTGATAGATCGAGATTCTCACCCGGCCTCCGGCCTCACCCTCAAAAATGCAACAGTCCCCAGCTTCTGCCGCTGTCAGTCCCGTTGGCATCACAAAAAGTGGTCCTGCCGTCAGGCTGATCGGAGTCAAAAACCGCATGAACCTAATCGCACCCTGGTTCAGAATTACACTGCTGATCGCATCCGGGGTTCCCAGGGTCAGCGACCCCTTATTCCCAGGCATTTCTTGCAGATTGATCTCTGCCGCACTCGCGATCGTCGGGGCCTCGGACCAGTTCAATGCCGCCCCATAAATGGTCACGGGGGCGTTGAACTGGTTAAACCCCGTCCAGATGTTGTTCCCATCCAGCTGAGCCCCACCCAACTGCTCGATCGTGGGGAAAATAATGCTCGAACTGGTCGCCTTCGTCCACTGGACTGTTCCGTCAATATCCCGGACGACCTGAACGTAGTCCCCGCTCCCGTATATCGTCGCCGAGCCGGAGGCGTCCAGCACCACTGGATTGGTATTCAGTGTGATCTGCCCAGCATCCTGCCAGGTGTTCTTCAGCGTCATCGTGTTCGGGACGTAGAACGTCACGCTGCCGCCGCTCAGCGGATTCCCATTCGCATCAAAGAACTGTTGCTGCCCCAGCGGCAGCAGAACGGCAAGTGCCTCGCTCATGACTTCGTCCCCATCACCGTCTGCATCACCAAGACATTGGCCGAGTGGAGAATCCCAATGGTCTGGAAACCATCGACATGTCCACCAGTCTGAACAGTCAGACCGTCCCGGCCAACCAGTATCAACACCGCCCCACTTGCTCGGCCTTCTAGGGCGGCATTGGCCAGCGTTTCGGACAATTCCACCAGACTGGTTGTCTCCTGACTACCGGCCATCTGCCACCACTCCTTCAATCACCGGCCCGTCTGGGCTTCGCCCAGACTCTCCTGCATTCGGACTCGAGACAAAGCTGATCGAGATGGAATTCTGCACCGGTGCATTGATCGGGACCATCCCAGTGCTCTTTCCCTTGACCAACAGCAGCTCGGCCAAATCCATCAACTCCCGCTTCGTCCACTCATCTGGATTATCATCCAGCCGGGACTGCAATTCCTCCAGAGTCGACAGACCCAGCGCCTTCATTCGATCAATCAGATCAACAAAGGCGATCTCCTTATTCCCCTGATAATGCGCCAACAGCTGCCGAAACGTCGGATCACCGTTTAGGATGCTGATTCTGCTGATCGAATACCCCGTGATGAGACTGGCCGCTTCGTTCGAATGGCCAGCGGCCAGTGTTTGGGCCAGGATATGGTGCTGGTGGCGAAGCCTCACAATGGTCGGGGTCTGCGATCCCACCGGGGACGGCTCCAGCAGCGCCGGCACGTCCTCCTGAGTCAACGACCTGACGACCTCAATCATCAGAGGCTTGGCCACTTTGCGGCCGCCCCTGGCGGAGCCGAAGCCCATCAGGTGGTCGAGTTCGTCCAGCTCTTGATCGACCGCTTCCAGGGGGTTGTCGGACATTCCAGGGGTTCCTAGTTCCCACTAACCTTCGGATCACCCGCATTCCGCGCCTGCCCGACGTTCGAGGCCAGAGCGTTCACCACTCGATACCAGACCGAGGTCGGTGGAATAATCGTCGCGAGGACACTCGACAGTGCCATCAACAACGAGACGTAGGGCAGAATCCAGCCGACGCCGGGGATTTCCGCCAGGGCATTCATGAGTTCCATTCGATAAACTCCTTCGATGCTTTTCCTGGCTTCGACCTTGCCGGCCAGGGATAGTTTGGGACCGTTCCACGCTGTGTGCGCGCAACTTCAACCAGCCGATCGAGTTCCGGACACGGACGACCCGCCACCTCGATCAGTTCACTTTCCAGAGCAAGCCCCCGGATTCTGTCCTCTTGTCCTGGCGTGACGATTCGAGTTCTGGGCGAAACTCCCAGCTCAAGAACCTTCTGATACCCCATCTGGTAATTCTTTGCTAGAACCAGCACGATTATTCCCCAGGCCGAGGTTTGTTGCCCAGATTCAGCAACGCCCCACCAATGGACTCGACCACATCCCTCTGGATGACCAGCGTCACCACCTCGACAACAGCATTGCCGACACTCTGTCCGAACCGAACATAAACAGTGTTCGTTTCATCGTCGATGGTCGTCGCGATGGTGTCAGCAGCAAGGGCATTGCTGTCACCGATCCAGACCGCATCCTTCGGATTGGTCGGATCGCTCACGGGCGGACCTGGCAGTTTTCGTCCACCCACTGGCCGGCGCGGAGGTTCTTCCCGGCCCACGGCAGCACCCAGCGGGAAAAATCCCCCCGGAACGCCTCGGAGATCGTGGCGCCGGTGCAGGCAAGCGCGGCCTTCTGCGCGTCGATGCCATAGGCGGCATGGGCCGGCACAGAACCGGCGGCGAGGATGGCGGCAAGGGCGATGATACGAAGCATGTCAGTCTCCTAGATGAGTTTCAGCCGAATAGCCAGTTTAGCCGCTAGCGCAGGCAGGATCGGCACGCCGCAAATCGGGACACACCCGATGACAATGCCCAGCAGCATCCAGCCCCACCAGTTCATGGTCAATGCCGCCAGTCAGTGGTAGCCAGCAGCCGCAGCCACCCCCACAGGGAATAGCCACCGAACAGTGGGATGAACCCGGCGCCGATGACGACGGCCAAGAGCACCGCGATCACAATCCAGAATGCCCAGGCCATCTGTTCATCAGGCGCGCCCATGGTGTCACCACGGCAGGAAGTTTGGGGGGAACAGTCGCAAGCAAACGATAAACGCCACGATTAACGCCGCAGCAATTCCAAGCCCAATTAGAATGCCGAATAGCATCAGTCACTTCCTCCACCCGAAGCCAGCGGCGCGTCGCGGATCACGCCGTGGCGGTATTGCCAGGCCAGGTGCCCGACGCTGTAGGCGAGCGATAGGGCGATCACGAGGATCACGGCTTCGCGGCTTCCTTGGCTCGCGCCTCAAGCCGCGCGACCTCCGCATCGGCCATCGCCACAAGCTCAACGTAGGCGTCCGGGCTGACCTTCCCATCCGCGCCGATCGCCCCGCGCGCCTTGTTGATGAGCGCCACCACGTCGCCACCGAGCACGGCCACGCGCTGGATGGTGTTGAGGATGTCGATGAAGCTCATTGCGTCTTCCCCGTCGCCAGGCCGACGAACGTCTTGAACCGCTCGACCCACATCTTCACGTCCGCGATTGCCGCCCAGGACGTGTCGGACACCCCTGCCGCCGCAATCACCTTGTCCGCCTTGTCCAGCGCGCCGTCAGCCTCACGGGCCACCACGGCGCCCTCGATGACAACGCTGCGGTCGGCGCACAGGGGCGGGCCAGCGGCTTCTGGCAGGTCGCAGAACGGCTGCGCGGCATAGGCGTTGAACGCCTTGAGCGCTGTGATCTGGGACGCCCGGAGGCCCACCATGACCTGCTGCGGGGTATCGACTGGGACCACGGGAACGCCGCCGGAACACCCGGCGAGCGCGAATGCCAGGAGGAAAAAGCCTGGCAAGAGTTTCCGTTTGGTTTTCACTGCTGATGCTCCTGTTTCAGCATTGCAAAGCACCGGCCCGACTTAATGCGCGCTCCCAGGGTTCGGGGAGGAACAAACTGAGGTTTGCAAAGGGACTGGCACCACGACCAGGGCTCGGTGACAGGAGGCACCCGCGCTGGCGTCTGGCGCCGCACCCTGTCGGACCGGCTGCGCGCGAGTATGCGGGGGAGTGCTCGGGCGGGCGAGGGCGATTGGGTGGGACAGGTGGCGAAGCCACCGTTCCGTGGCCACATTCCAGAATGGTGCGAAGCTCCAGTGTTGCGAAGCAAGCAAGGTGGCCATAGTGTTTTTGCTGAAAATTGTCTTTGGGTGTTCGGCCGCGGCCCAGGGACCCCCGGACAGGGCCAGCCCCCCGGGCTCTGCCAGGCTGGCTTGGGACCCTGGCAAGGCAGTGTGGACTGGATCAATCCCAGTCGGTTGGATTCGTCTCAGTGGAAGAGGCACTACCCACTGGGCGGGGCACGAGTGCGTGGGGTGGGGCACTCGGTCAGGTGGTGGGATTGAGTGCGGCGCATGGCGCGTGGGGTGGGTTTGTGAGAGGTGGTGCCGATTGCGTGGGACGTGGCCAGCCGATTAGGATATATTGGACGTGTAACGCCTTGGCCACACTTCAACCATTGAACAAGACACTTTCCCACTGGCTGGTTACTTGTCTCAGCCGGAGGGATTCTCACCGGCTGGGCAATCGCCCACCGGAATATTCCAATCCCACGCCATGGTATTGCCCATTGAATGGTCATTATCGGCGAACACGTGGCCACACCGTCCCAGCACGACTCCCCACCATCGGGGGCCGATTAGGCTAGGGTGCCATTTCAAGCCGAAAATTGTTACAGTTTCATCATTATTTTTTTTTTTCACAGAACCAGTCGAACTATCACGCCCCCGTGATCGAAACGGGAAGGGGGCTGCCTAATCGGGGGCCGATGTCGCCGGGGCACTTCGTGCCCCATCCCACCGCCGCAATGCCCCAGCACATGCCCAAACCACCCCAACTAACCGAAACATTCCGCAAAAATCGCTAACGAGCATGGGCCACGCCGGGCCGGCAAGGGGCCTATACCCGACTACCTGGAAATTTCCAACGCCTTGGCGGCCCGTCCAAAGCCCGGCATTCATGTGCGCGACTCGGGACGCAATGCCGATTTTCGCCCAAATCGGGGCGCTTGCCCCGACTCCGGACAAAGAAAAAGGGGGCAAGCGTGCCCCCATTCTCTTCCGTCTTGCTTCGCCCCTTACTTGCTTGCCCAGGCAATCATGTTCGCATGATCGGCATTCGCCTTGCGTGCCCATTCGCGGGCCTGCTCACGATACAAGCGCCGCATCACCTCGTCACGGGACGAAAACCTCTTGTTGTCCCGATCAAGCATGAGTCCGGCGCGACGGTTGAATGACTCAACCGTTACCGCATACATCCGATCAGAGAAGGAAAGCCGCTTTGTCATTGTTTCGATCCTGTATTCAGCCGGGGCACCATCGCCCCCGCGAGGATGGTATAACATGGGCTGGGCTTGCGATGCAAGCAAAAAGAAAGGGGCCTTTCGGCCCCCTTCTCTTCACCAGCCGGATGGGGCTTAAAGCCCCAACGCATCCGGGCCTTCGCCACCAGCCTGCGCGGCCTTGGCAATCGCGGCGGCGGCCTTGCGTTCCATCGCCTTGATTTCGGCCTCCGCTTCCCGGCGGAAACGTTCGCCTTCCCGCGCCATGGCACGTTCGATCAGTTGGGCCAGGGTAAAGGACCGGCTGCCAAGCGTCACGGTTGCGTCGCCCTTCGGGACCGAGAGCTTGTGCGCCTTGAGCTTCGCAGTGATGTCCGCCACGATCAGCCGGCGCATCACAGTCTCCGTCGCCGTGCCGCGCGGCCCGCGATTGCCCATGCCAACCTTGCCGTCCAGCAGTGCCTGCCATGCCTCCTTCTGGCTGGTGTTCTTCAGGGCTTCCGCCGCTTCGTCCGTGAAGGCTTCGCCCTTTTCCTCCGCAGCCTTCCGGGCCGCGACAACCTTGGAGGACTGCTCGGACCCCATGTAATGGGTGATGCCCCGAGAAACCATGGCCAGCAGGCTTGCGGGCGGAAGGGCGGAAATGGCGATCTTGAAGGCATCGCCATAACCGACAATCGGGTCGGAATTGGCGGGGGCGGTATTGGTCTCGGACATTGTGTTCATCCTGTTTCTCGGTCGGCGTGATTGCCTTCCGGTTCCGCGTATATGCGCCTAGTCGGGCCGCGATGCAAGCAAAATCGACGGAACACCGGAAGATTATCCGCCAAGCCCGATCACGAAAGCGTGAGGATTATCCGGGGCCTTGCCAGACATGGCGGGGGCCTTGCCCAGCCGGGAGCTGGGGCTTCGCCATGGTGGGGCCGAGGTGGCGCTGGGTGGGAGATGATGGGCCGGTAGGGTGGGGATGGTTCAATGGTTGAACGCGCCCACCATACCGGCCCCCTATCGGCCCCCACCATCGGCCCCCTACAATGGCGCATCGCGTCACCACCCACTGCAGCCCACCACACTCAGCCGATCGAGGTTCCCAATGCTGGGGCCTGCAAGGTTGCAGTCTAGGTGCTTCGCACGCAAGTGCAGTCTGCTCGCGGGAAAGTGCAGTCTGATTTTGGGTATGCAAAGTTGGGAAGCTGAATTGGGAATTGGACGCCAGTCTGTGTGCGCGAAGTTGCAGTCTGGTTTTGCTTCGCAACACTTGGTTTTGTCAAAACAGGAGGACGAAATGCCGATCACACAGGAAAGACTGAATGAAATCCTTTCCGCAGGGGAGGAATTCGAGCTACTCTGGGGGGCGATCCGAGATCGAGCGGGGCAAGAACTGCTCGCAGTGAGGCAAGGCCGCAAGACCTGGGAGGAGGCCCTACTGGGGCTGACCCTTGATATTGCTGGGCAGTCGCCGGGCAGAGCCTCCAAGACCCTGGCGATGGCTCGCCAGCACTACAACCTGACTCGAGCGAAGAATGAGTCGGAAGCGCGCAGGCGCGCAAGGCGGAAACTGGAGCGGGGTGGAGTTCCCGCTGGAATGGAACAGGCCATCGCGAGTTGGGGTGAAGTCCAAGGCCGGACAGCGGCGGAAGTTGCAGCGGAGGTGGACGCGGAGGAAGGGGAGAGCGATTGGCTGCAGCCGCCGGTCCCAGCTGTAAAGACGGGGGAACTCTGATGCCACGCAAGCGGAATCTGCTCACTTATCGTCAACTCCAGTTTGTCAAACGTCTGATCGAGGCGGGCGGAGTCTGGAGCCCCCTGCCCGGGCCCTGGCGGAGCAGTTATAAAGAACAGGACATACGGATTCTAAGACTGATTGTCAGAGACAAAGTGGTGGAGCATTCCCAAATCAGGATGGAGGATGACAAACTAGTCGATCGGTATGAGGTCACAAGCCTGGGCCGATGGTCAGCCCAGAACTCCGGTGCCAGGCCGAAGGATGAACTGGTCACAGATCCGCTGGTCGCGTTGCATGAGCATAATCGGGGGAAGGCCGCACGGGGGGCAGGCACGCCCAGGCCGGAGGCAAGGCCAAAGGCTGGGACGCGTGGGTTCTGGTTTAGGGCGGGGTGGGATGCGGCGGGAGGCGGGCCGGGATAGGGGCATTGCGGGGCGTGGCATGGCCATGTGGCGGGGTGGGGGCAATGCCCCGCCCGATGGGGCGTGCCCAGCTTTGGAGCCTCTCACGACCCCGGGAATCGTTCCGGCTTCGCAATCACGAAAACGTGATTGGCCGCGACACGTCCATTACCCTATCCTTCACCCCGCCACACCCACACCCACAAACCGGAGCTCAGCCCGATGCCCGATCCCACCGATCAGCACTTTGACTACCTAGTCCAAACCAATCCCACCACCCCGTCCCGGACCATCACCGTCGGGGATGTGCGGGATATGCTCGCAGGGTTTGCCCGAGACACGCCGCTGGCGGATGCCGGGCTCACCGCTGAGATCACCGCGATGCTGGCACGCCAGTTGGCCCTGGCCCCGCCAGTCACGAGGATCGACTCGGCAACTCGGAGGATTTCCAAGGGGTTTCGCCTGGGCGATGAAGCTGAAGCGATTGGGCTCTGAGCATGACCCAGCCCCATCCGACTTTTGGAATGACTCGGATCGTCATGACCGATCATCAGGCGACAGCCTATTTGAGGAAGCACAACGCCCTGGTGAACTATCACCGAGTCGGGAATGCCAACATCTGGACTTCGCCAGCCACGGGCGAGGGCAAATCCGGAATGCCAGCCCGTGGGGTGCTGGTCTGTTTTTACTCTGTCCAGAAGGGCAAGCTGAAAATCGAACAATGGGTTCCGGAGGAACTGATCGAGCCGTATATGGCTCGGTGGAAGGTGGGGGCATGACCGAGTCGGAATCCCTCTCCCCTCCGGAGGAATGTGGCCAGCACATCGGTCTGCTCGTAGCGGGGTTGGACAGCAAGCTGAATGAGCTTCGCAGGTTGTTGCCAAGAGCAGCGATAGAGGCGATCGACGCCGCGGATGCGGCGCTTACCGAGTGCCTCCGGCAAACCCGAAAGGCAGTGGAATGTCACCAGTCCGTCTCTGGTTGCTGATCGTGTTGGTTGTGCTGGGGCCGTTGGTTGCCAGTCTATTCCGAAACTGGACTCTAGTCCATCCATAAGGAGGCGAAGTTATGGGACGATCGTTTGAGTTTTGGGTCTTACTCGGCCTGGGGTGTGCCCTCCTAGGCTTTGGCCTGACGACCCTGAGGGGGATCGTGTTCGCGGTTGTGGGGGCGTTCGCAGCAACAGTTGGCCTTGCCTGGCTCCTGATGCAGATGCTCCGTCCGCTGGGGATGGCATTATGAGTTCGCGGGGGCAGCTTCCCCGGACTCTGGAGGAATTCTCTCGAGTTGTGGACAAGTTCGAAGGCTGGTTGTTGGAACGCGGATCGAGCATTCTCGCCCCGACTAACAAGTATGAAGTCCTCCGGTTTTCGGTGGAAAACGGAGTCGGAATAATCTACCGGAATGAGCGAGATTTGATCTCTAGTTGGCAGAACGGCGCCGACACGGCGTTTCTGGCCTTTCGCACGAACGCTAGCTGGGTTGCAGCTAAGCGGGAGGCGAAGCCGGGCACGGCTCGGAAGCGCGCGATCATCGGGGGGTTGCTGGCCCGGGACGGGGCAACCTGCGGGCTCTGCGGACGGATCACGACTGGTGACGATCGGACGATCGAGCACTTCGCGCCCCGATCAAGCGGGGGCTCGAATAACCTCAACAATCTGATGCTGGTCCATGCGGAGTGCAACAGTAGGCTGGGGAACCTGTCAGTCCGGGAGAAGATCGAACTCATAGTGGCGGAACGCCAGGAGCGCAAGCCATGAGTGAGTATCAGAAA